GATAACATCTATCCAGTTCTTGATTGCGAAAACAATCAACATGGTACTTGCGAATCTACATTTCGCAAAGCTCGGGAAAAGAAAAAGCGTTTATTTGAAAACCCCGGACAGCAAGTATACTTTGAAGATCATACAAAGTGGGTTCCATGTGACATATGCAAAGACAATCCAAAAGTCCGAGTCAATGCAACAGCAAGCAAACGCTTTCAGCCTACCATATGGTACGATCATTCAGTTTTAAAAACAGTTTCACCACGCATAGTTAAAAGGGCCGTCAAGAGGCATGAACGATTTGCACAATTGGATAACTATCGTGTGAAATGTTTTCCAAGGTTTTCAGTCACTTTTGAAGAAGTCCGGGCGTATATCCTAAGATACATTGACAGGACTAAGTGGGTGCCTGATATTATCATACTTGACTATCTTGATATTATGGCACAAGAGAATCCAGAGATTAGATTAGACGTTGATAACAAATGGAAGAATGCCAGTAAGTTAGCTGGTGAGCTTAACTGTTTGGTATTGAATGCAGATCAAGCTAACAAAATGGGCCGCTCCCAATATTCACTTGATAAAATGTCAACCAGTGAAAGTAAGACAAAGGACGGCCATTTGGATATACGCATTGCATTGAATCAAACGGACTACGAAAAAGATTTTAATATAGCACGAGTCAATTGCTTGTTTCATAGGCACATGTCATTCAATGAACGTCACGAGGTTATTATCACGCAGAGGTTGGAGGTAAGTCAACCTATCTTAGACTGCACAAGAATCTTTGAAAATAACAGGGAACGCAAGTATTTCACCCTAAATAAAAAATATCTTGCCACTTAGTAAAAAATGAATCTAATGTGCTATAATACACCAGTTCCCATAAGGGACTAATTGGTAGGTCGGGGTAACTTATAATCTGTAGTTGGTTAGGGGGTGCCTCCCCTGCGTAGCTAATCGGCTTGCTACATGCACACCAACTGCCTCCTTTTATTAAGTGTGTGATTGCCATCATGCCCCGACCTACCAATTAGTTCCTTATGGAATGTTGCCCAATGGTGGGCATTTTATTAACCTCTTTAAAAGGAGAAAAGGTTATGGCAAAAGTAACAAAGGCAGCACTCGTCAAGAACATCAAAGCCCTCAACAGAAAAAAGCTTACCGACAAGGTTGCGGTAACGGGCGATGTTGAGGACCTCATGGAGGATTTCATTTCTGCCATTGAGGACATCGATGACGCTGGCAAGATCGACGACGTCCCTGATTCGATCATCGATTACTATGAAGGTCTGATCGATGAGGACGGCGACGAAGAGGAGCAGGAAGAAAAGAAAACTACAAAGCGTGGTCGTAAAAAGGCAGCGGCGAAAGATGAGGACGAAGACGACGAAGAAGATGATGAAGATGAAGATGATGAGGAAGACGGTGACGTTGACCTCGATTCCCTTGAAGAAGAACTGGCCGATATGAATCTGCGCCAGATCAAAAAGTACATCAAGGACAATGACGTTGACATCGACATTACTCCGACCCGTAAGAATCTCGATGATGTGGTTGACGCCATCCTTGAGTTTGTTGAAGAAGGTGGCGGCGCCGATGACGAGGATGATGATGAAGGCGATGAGTTTGATCTCGAAGCCTGTGATGACGTTGACGAAATCCTTGAATACTGCGATGAGAACGACATCAAACTGACCGAACGTCAGGAAGGGTTTCCGCTGAAACGTCTGAAACGCATCGTTGCCAAAAAGATGGGTGCGGCAGAGAAAGACACTGGCAAATCTACCAAGAAAACCACACGTCGTGGCAGCACCAAAAAGACCACCAAGAAAGAACCCGATGTGGAACTTCCCAAGGGTCTCCGCAAGAACACCCTCCCGGCTGAATTGTATATGGCAGTGGCCGAGGGTGAGGAAGATGGTGCCACCATGAAGTCTCTGGCTACAATGGTTGCCAAGGCCAAGGGTAATGTGAAAGAACCCCTGTCCTACTACGGTTTTGTACAGCGCACCATTGCCCGTAAGGTTGCCAAGTGTGCTAACATCGTACAGCGCCATGCATCCAGCGGTGCTGAGGGTGATGCAGTATTTGTGGTTGAGGAAGACTAACCACTTAGTTATCTGCATGTAGTTTATCTGAGGCCACCGGTTCTCCCAAGGGCCGGTGGCCTTTTACTTTAAACGGAGGCCCACAATGGCAGAGAAAGATTATGTTCGTACAAGCAACTTGCTATCACTTTTGAAACAGACACACTTGGGAGGCATTATCAATGAGTGTGTGCTTACCGTCAACAAGGGGAAAGGATTGATTGAGGCTATAGATATCACCAATACCGTTGTGTTCATAGCAAAAGGGAACATAGGCTCCCGTAGGTTTAAAGGTGAATATGGCCTTGGCAATCTTGATATGATCATTAAGTTTTTGTCTACGATGCAAGATAGCAAACTTAATGTCAAAACAACTGAGAACCGTTTGGTACTTGCCCGTAAAGATGCTCGCCGACGCCTCGACTATTTGTTAAGTCAACCACAGCTTATTGCCACCCGCTTGCGCATGGATGACAACGATGAGGATATCAAGGCAAAGTTCTTAGATGCCATCGAACATACAGCCGAGCTTGATGAACGTTTTGTAAAAGACTTCGGTTCTTATATGGCAACCTTGAAAACCAAGATTGTTACTATCCGTGTCGATGGTGATGATGTTTGGTTTGATCTCGGCCCTAAATCAGAGCATCAATTCAAGTTGTCATTAGAACTTGAGGAACCCTCCGATGATGTTTTTCAGTTGAAAGTCAATGGGGAATATCTTGCCCGTATCTTTTCAGCTATCGAATTCGACGATGAGGAACCTACCACCATTAACTTTGGCGATGAAGATGCACCAATTGTTATCACTTCTGTATTGGGCATGTGGGCAGTTTCACCGTCTGAGGAACTTGAGGAGGAATAAAATGATAGGGTTTCGCTTTATACAGGATGACATTAGCCGATTCATAGAAAAAAATATTCTCCAAAAGGCCAAGGATCAAGCTCGTAGTGAAGTCGCAACACATGGCATGTTGTTTATAGATGCCATCGAAGAAGTAATTGGAGAGGATGCTGTGGTGCCAATACTTTTGCATGTTATGGCACATGTACACGGTATCGATGGTACTTATGCAGAAGACCATCTGGCAGAATCACTGACCGTAAGAGAAAAATTTGAGGCTACCATGGAACATATGGGATTTGAACAAGGGTTCAATAATAACTCTGTTCCAGCTTATTTGGTCAGGTACTACAAGGAAACGGCTGAACACCCACAAAACTTTTAACAAGAGGGTATTATGCAAGATTTGATATGGTACGAGAAGTACCGGCCTACACGAATAGGTGCGCTTGCACTCAAGGATGCCACCCGCAACCAATTAGACTCCTATTTGGAAAGTGGTGAAATACCACATTTGCTGTTCTACGGGCCAGCAGGGAGCGGTAAGACAACTATTGCCAACATTTTGATAAAGAACCTTGCCAGTGGGCGTTTGTTGCTTAATGCCAGTTCTGATGATCGTGGTATCGCCACAGTCAAAACCAAAGTCAAACAGTTTGCCAGTTCAAAAACGATGATACGTGGCAAGACTAATGTCGTTTTGTTTGACGAGGCTGATGGTTTAACAGCCGATGCACAAATGGCGTTGAAAAACACCATCGAGAAGTACCACCAAAATTGCCGCTTTATCTTTACGTGTAATGAGATCGACAAGGTGATAGAACCAATCAAGTCTCGTTGCACCACCCTCCACTTTGAAACCCCTCCTGAATCTGAAATCATAAAACATTGCCGTCGTATCCTCCGCAAAGAAAAAATTGCCTACAAACCAAAAGACGTTCGCATTGTGGTGGAACGGTACTACCCCGATGTGCGTTCTATTATCAATAACCTACAGGCATGCAGCACCAATGATGCGAAGACACTTAACACAACGGATTACCTTGACAAGTTCGATGCTAACCTGTTCATCAACTATATCCAAGGTGGTTTGTTGTTTGCCATTCGTGGTCTGTATGCTGAAACACAAGACTTTTCAAGACTGTTTAGAACACTTGCTAATTTGATAGGCCAGTACGAAGAATGCCGCATTGGTTTAGAGGATGACCAAAGGGCAGAGGCATTGTTGATCATTGCTGATTATTTGTACAAAGACAAAACAATCACTGACAGAGAGTTGAACTTCACTGCTTGCGTGATTGAGATAATGAATCTACTGGAGGTGAAGATAGACTTCAAGACACCTTTTTAGGAGGCCAAGATGAAATATCCAAAAAAGTGTTGTAGGTGCGGAATGTGTTGCTTGGCAGAAACGTGTCCTATTGGACAAACTATACACCGCATAGGCAAATATAACCTATGCCCATCGTTAGGCTTCGACGATGGTGGCATTGCACACTGCGCACTGGCTGAGCGTGGTTTGGTGCCAGTAGGTGACGGCTGTTGTTTAAAGGCAAGGGCATTTAAGGACGGTGTTCAATATAACTATGCTGAATTGCCAGATGAGTTGAAATTCAGGGCAGTTGCAGATAGGATCAAACATGCCATCAGATAGAAATCCATTTGACGAAACCAAAGCACTGTTCACAAAGTACGAACGCTTAGAGGTTATACGCCCCTTTTTGGTAGTGAAGCTGTTGTCCATGCTTCCAGCAACTTTCTTGCTTGCCATACAGGTAAACGATTTATCAAACGGTATGCCGAAGTACCTGATGAATTATATCTTGTGGCATGGGGTTCCAAGACGTAAGAACCCCGGACAGCTACGATTTATCAAGCGCAAGAAAAAGGAAGAGGTTAAACTCAAACAAAAGATATCCGAGACGTTTTGTACTGCACCATATCATACCAATCAAATAATTGACTTGCTTCGTAGGCAGGGAGTCAAACCCGAGAGTTTCTACGGACTTAAAAAAGGCAAATAATGGGCAAAGACATTACAAAGTTTTTGGGTAGGGTATCAAGGGAAGAAGATATACTTGCTCAATTTAAGAAACTGGTCGATAAAGCAACCAGTGTAAGAGAGATAAGGCAAGCTGAGCACAGGTTATTAAAACCCAAACCTATTCCACCCTACCAAGGGCCAAAGACAGGTCGTACTGGTTTTAAACAACGCTCGCTTTTGTTGGTTTTCAAAAACAAAACATTCATTGATCGGTTTGCAAAGTTTGTAAAGATCAACAAATACAACACGAACAACACGTATCACACAGAACTGTTTGTTGAACTGATACGCATTCTTGAGTCGGGCCGATTAGAGTTTAGTTACAAAGAAAGCCGTTTCTATGTGAAAACAAAGAACGGTGCGAGGTTACGACTATGACTGATATCGAAAAAGAAATACGACGTGAAAGCCTACAGTTTGTAAGAAACAATCGAAACGTTATCATACCTGAGGATTCACAGGTACAAAGTTACGTTAGCCCACGGATCAGCAGTGAATACATGGACTGCAGCATGCCCATGACATTTGATCACTATTCACACTGTTCCCTTGGGTGTTCTTATTGTTTTGCCTACATGTTCAAAACAAACAACTCCTCCTTTTCATCCCTCCTACATAGTGTCCGTCCTGGCGAGATCATCAAAGCTATCAACGGAGAACCTACCAACGTGCGTATGCGATCATTTTACAAGCACTTCTTTCAAAAACGTTTTCTATTGCATTGGGGAGGCATGGCAGACCCCTTTTGCAATTTTGAACGTGCCAACCACATTGGTTATGACATCATTAAGGGCCTCGCTAAAGCCCAATACCCAACGCTTTTCAGTTTTAAAGGCAACGGCATATTCCAAAGGCGTTTCAGCCGTATATTTGGCCGTTACGCCCACCAAAAAAACTTTGCTTTCCAGATTAGCATCGTCACGCCAAGCGATGAAATGGCTAAGAAAGTTGAAATTGGTGTGCCGAGCACAACGAAGCGTATTCAAGCAATCAAGATGCTAAGTGATATGGGTTATTTTACCATCCTGCGTTTGCGCCCATACATCATCGGCATTACAGACGATGGTATCGAAGAACTTTTGCACCGTTGTCTTGAAGCTGGAATCAAGGCGGTAAGCATGGAGTTCGTTGCTATAGACACCCGTAGCAACGAGGGTTTGATGAAGCGGTATGAATGGCTCGGGAAATTGATTGGTACTCCGCACGTTATGAAATACTTTCGTGACCTATCACCAGTCGAACGTGGTGGATACCTAAGACTTAACAGATTGGTCAAGGAACCATACGTTAAAACAGTCTACAAGTTTTGTGTAGACAACGACATCCTTTTTGCATGCAGTGATCCAGACTTTAAAGAACTTAACATGTCGGGTTCTTGCTGCGGAATGCCGGATGAATTTCCAGAAAACAGAGAGTTGGAAAACTGGACAAAGAACCAAATGACATATCACCTTGCACGTTGCCGACGTGAATATCACACTAAAGGTCGCATTGTGCAATTGAAGTTTTCTGATGTGTTTGATAACCAAGAGGACACATACCTTGATTCGGTGGTCTTTGGGCAAGATCATATATGCGTTTCTGATATGTGTTCATCTGAGCGTCACGATGCGCATTACTTTCGTCATGCTCGCAATACGTGGAATAACTTGCGCTCCCCTGCAAATCCGCGCAACTATTTTCATGGCAAGATACTTCCCATTCGTAAGGATGAAAACAATGATCTTGTCTATTCATATAAACCATCTGAGTATGAAGCTCGATGGAAGAATGAAGGTATCAATATGGATAGGTAAAGGAGGGTATAATGGGTGGACCAACACGTAAATTAACAGAGGAAGAAAAGGAATGGTACAGACGAAGAAAAAACGGTTTAGACAAACTAAGATCAATACGATGTGGTGTGGATGAACGTGATTTGGTGACCATTTTCAACTGTTTAAAAGTTGGAAGGAATCAACCCTTAACACATAAAGAAATTGCAGACAGATGTTTATCAAGCGGCACTTTCCACCGTCGTTTCAATGAGAACACCGTTAAAACGTGTCTTCATACAATGCACATTGACTTTCTATATCCCATTGGCACAGACGGTAACGGTTCATTTGCATTTGGAACCATACACGACATCCAACACACCATAGACTATTTCAAAAAACGTGGGTGGGATACCAATCAAAAGAAGGAAGGCGAAAGATGGCGGACAGTAACAACGCCACGTTTTGAAGCGTTCTCGTTGGTTAAACCTTTGTCGGTTGAACCGGAACCATACCATGTTAAGTATGTTCGTCAACACTATGGATTCAAGGTAACCTATTCGGATAATTGTGTTACACGCACAATTAAAAGACGTACATCAAAAGCAAAAGCAAAAGCTAAAGCTAAAAAGGAATATAAGTTGAAAAGTAAAAACAATCACGTATTCACAGAGCAAATTGCAATGGATGGCGCAATTGAAATGTATCATTCATTATGCATGGCAATGGAAGAAGCTGGAGGGGCCATATCGCAGGACTTGTTAGACCAACCATTAAAGTCTGTTTTAACAAGACTTGGGCCTAACTATATTCGTTTTACATATGAGGGAAACAATGCCCAAACGAAAGATCAAAAGACGAGTTAAGGTTAAGCGTTTATCTGCTACGGGCAAATGCAAGGAATGCGGGAAGCTATATCTGTACTGCTTCGAGGGCAAAACCAAGAGGGAGGTTGAACGTAACAAGGCAATGGCAAAGCGTTTCGTTGCCGTACAGGACAGTGAGCTTTGCCTTACCTGTCTTACTGGTGAACGTCAAAGCATTCCTGCATATGAAAAAATGCAGTTTCATGTAATGAAAGGTGATCCGTTGAAATGAATGTCATAAACATACGTGGCACAACGGGAAGCGGCAAAACCAGTATCATTAGAGAGCTAATGAAGTACCAAGTATTTTCACCACCCTTGACCATTTCCGAAGGTGTAGTTGGGCATTATTCAACGGACTGCGCTATCATCGGCCCGTACAGGGAAGGTAGCAACTTTGGTGGTGTTGATGCAATCAAGAAAATAAGTTATGTTGAATCCGCTATTGTCAAGGCTTTGCAGGTGAGGCCCACAGTGATATTCGAGGGGTTGCTTATATCGCACTCTTATGATCGCTGGCTTGATTTTTCCAAAAGATTACAGGGCGTTCAAATGGAATTAGGTGAAAAACCACAAGGTTTGATAATGTGTTTCATTACGCCACCGTTTAGGGAGAACATCAAACGTTTAAAGAAACGTAACAATATCAAGGGATCACTGCGAAAAGCAAAAGGCGACAAATTCATAGCTAACTTTGTATCAAGGTACAAATCTATTTGCCGTATACGGTCTAAGGCGGCTCTGGATAGTGCGAACAGCCATATGCTCATTCAAATACTTGACTATAAAGACCCATTTCAGGATGTGAAATTCTTATTAAAAAGTGGTATAATACAGCACAACAACAAACTACTCCCAAGGAATTACAAACGCATATGAAACGCAGAACTATAAGAAGACGAGAAAACGTGATCGCAATCTATCCTACGGACTGGGTTACCGTAGGATTACAAACATACAGAAGTTGGTGCCGGTTACCGTATCATGGGCATCCTAAAGGTTGTAACATGTGGCAAAACAAGAAAAAGAATTGTGACACCGCATTTAGGAAGACACACACATTCGATGATTGTTTTGACCGCAAAGCAGTTGGTTGGTGTGTATGGGAGGAGTTTGATCTTGCAGCACATGCAGCAAGAATGCTTGAAGCCCATCCAGATTGGACAGAGCATCAATGCCGCAATGTGTTGTACTGGCAAGGAGCAGTTAAAAAGAAACGTAATGAAAGGGTACACGAGTGGTTTAGGCGCAAGGGTTTATGGGGGCAATATGCCGGTATTACCGAAGGGTTTTGTATCAATGTTTATGCCACCTTGCGGCATGCTGGCTTACCGCTTGATCCCATAAAAAACATACAACAAATGAAAAAACTTTGTTTCGTTGTGAAGTACAAAGAAGATGGGCCAGCAGTAAAAGAACAAAAGAAAGTCGGGCGGCAGATCATCATCTACTGAGGAAGAAAGTAACAAGTTCAAATGGATAGAGAATGTAAAGGTTTTTGCATGCAACATGATGCTAATATGGATTTAATAGACTCTTTCACCAACAAGGAGATACTGGAATTATGGTTTACCCCTATCAACGGATGTACAGGTAAGAAATGCGACAATGAAGCGGCAGTTGAAATCATGGAGAAAACACAAGAGCTTGCACAAATCATACTTGAAAGGCTGCCAGCTCAACGCATTGAAAAAGCACGAGCATTGTTCAAACTGCAAGAGACAGTAATGTGGTGTTGCGCTTGTCTTCGTCGTGCGCATGCTACGGCTAATATACTACAAAAGAAAAGAACCGAAAGGGAATTTGCAGAACAGGGCATTGACATTAACAAGGAGATTGCTAAACAAAGAAAAAAACGCAAACGTTTTCCAGATAAGGATGATAAATGAACAATAGTGATTTTGTGCATCTTCATGTACACAACGAATTTTCACAACTCGATGGTATGGGTACAGGGGAAGACTATGCCAAACGAGCAAAGCAATTGGGCTTTAAGTATCTTGCCCTAACAAATCATGCGAACATTGATGGTCTAATCAAGTTCCAAAAGGCGTGTAAAAAACATGACATTATTCCTATTCTTGGTTGTGAGTTATATATTGTGGAGGATGCTGAGAAGACCAAAGCTGAAAAGTCGAAAGTACGTGGTCACATTCAAGTTCATGTAAAGAATCAGGTCGGGTTTGAAAACCTAACGAAGCTTCTCACCTTTGCCAATACGGACGGTTTTTATTACAAGCCACGAGTAGACTACGCCACACTTCTACCCCACACAGAAGGATTAGTCTTCTCCACTGCTTGTCTTATCTCGTTTGCCCGTATCTTACCTAATGGCATGAAGTTTCTTGCAGACCTGTACGATACGGTGGGGGATGATCTTTACGCCGAGATTATGCCTCACCGTATCAAAAAACAACCCATATGGAATCGCAAAGTAATAAGACTTGCAAAGCGGTTTGGTATCAAATGTTATGCAAGCAACGACTGTCACTACCCCAAACGTACAGAGGCGGTAGCTCAAGAGGTATTGCTGGCAATACAACGCAAAGCTGAGTGGACAGACAAAGACCGATTTAGATTTTCTTTGCGCACCTTTCATATGAAAACAGTAAAGGAAATGATAAAAGGGTTAAGGGAATATAACCAGTATAAACCCGAGTATCTAACTACCACCCTTGAAGTAGCTGAAAAGTGTGGCAGCTATACTATACCGAAGCGTGACATTGACTTGCCTAAAATCAAATTGCCCAAAACCAGAGGTATTCCAGCCCATTGTGATGAGAAGGATGTCTTGTGGCGTTTGTGTACAATGGCATTTCAAAGATTGTTTAACAAAAGCATTGTAGATGATAAAGTCTACCATGCACGACTGGTAGAAGAATACGAACTGATCACACACAAGAACTTTCAACGTTACTTTCTCATGGTCTATGAACTCATAAACTGGTGTAAAGAAAATGGAATACTTGTTGGTCCCGGTCGTGGCAGTGTTGGTGGTTCACTTATTGCTTATTTGCTTGGAATCACTACGGTTGATCCAATCGAACATAATCTACTCTTTAGCCGGTTTATCAACGAGGATCGTATTGACTATCCTGACATCGATATTGACTTTGAGGATAGTAAACGGCATTTGGTAAGGCAGCATCTTGAAGATGTATATGGAGCAGATAATGTTGCCGGTGTATCTTCTTTCAACCGCATGAAAGCCAGAGCAGTTGTTAAAGATGTTGGTCGTGTGTTTGGCATACATTGGCGTGAAACTGATGCGTTTACCAAACTGGTTGAAGACAACGACGAACATACCGGCATTCAAGATGCAATAGACACATACGAAGAATGTGCTAACTTTGCTGCGCAGTACCCAAGAGTTATCAAGCTTGCCAAGATGCTTGAGGGTACAGTGCGTGGTTACAGTCAGCATGCTGCTGCTTTAGTAGTTTCAAAAGACCCTATTGGACACTCTGGCCGTTGCAACCTCATTACCAATAAAGACGGTGCCACCTTAGTTAATTGGGAGAAGGAAGACACCGAATATGTTGGCTTAATGAAGCTCGATGCATTGGGTTTGAAACTGTTGTCTATACTTGCAGAAACAGTTCGCCTAACAGAAACCAACCAAAACGTTTCTGTTGATCTAACCAAAATCAATTTGCATGATCCTGATGTTCTCGCAGAAATAAATGCCGGTAACAATGTCGGTGTGTTTCAGCTTGGTACATGGGCCATGACCAACCTAATAAAAGAAATGGGTGTCAGTACTTTCAAGCACATTAGCGATGCTGTTGCCTTGGTACGTCCGGGGCCAGCAAACTCGGGTATGACACAAGAGTACATAAAGCGCAAACATGGTGCAAGCTGGGAACCCATGCATAAGATTTATGAAAAGATCACAGATGACACATACGGACTACTTGTCTACCAAGAACAGGTAATGCAAGTGGTTTCCGAGATTGCTGACTTGCCATATAGCACTGCCGACAAGGTGCGCAAGATCATAGGCAAGAAACGCAACGTCAAAGAGTTCGAGAAGTACAAGCGCATGTTTATTAGGGGTTGCAAGAAAACAGGCTATTTCAACCGCAGTGAAGCAATCAATTTTTGGGATGGACTTGAGAAGTGGAGTAAGTACGGATTTAACCGTAGTCATTCGGTAGAATATGCCATGCTCGGTTATTGGTGTGCATGGTTAAAAAAGTATTTCCCTACTGAGTTTATCTGTGGATCGTTGACATATGGCGCACAAGACAAGAAAGCCGAGCTTATTGAGGAGGCATACAGGTTAGGCTTAACCCTTGTGTTACCTAAAGTTGGGCTGTCCCATGCTACCAAATGGCAAGTTGATGATCGTAGGTTGAAAATACCCTTCATAGAAACCAATGGCATTGGGCCAAAGAAAGCAGAGCAAGCGGCCAGTGCAAAACCACAAAAGAATAACATCCGCAAGTTCTTTCAAAAAGGTGCCGAAGAACAAATTGAAAAGTTTGGTGGCGCTTTTGGTGAACTGCTCGACAAGATTGGTGCTTATGAATCACACGAGCGTTTCAATGTCACGGCAGAAGTTAAGGACATGTTCAAATTCAGAATTACTGCTAACCCTACCGTCGAATACCAAAAGCTGTACACCCTTTTCAATAACAACTTGCGCTTGAACTATTTAGACCCTGTATTGGAGGGCGATAGCAGGGTTTTGAAAAAGCTCACCAAACGAAAAGGAATCATACAACAGGTTGGCTTTGAATACAAAAACAAAAACCTGACAGGTTGCAAGAAATGCTCCCTTCGTAAAGAATGTTTAGCACCAGTGCATAGTAGTCCGGGGTTGTATAACATAGCTATAATTGGTGAAGCTCCGGGCAAAGATGAAGATGAACAACGAGAAGGGTTTGTCGGGCGCAGTGGTGAAAAAGTATGGCAGTACTTAGCTAAGTATGGTTATGAACGCCCCTTCTTTCACGTTACAAACGTCGCCAAGTGTTATCCAAAAGATAGCAGAAAACCCAACGCCGATCAGATTGGCATTTGTGGTAGAACCTACTTAGACAAGGAACTAAAGAAAGTGCAACCCAAGGTGATCCTTGCCTTTGGCAATACGGGTTTGTACTTCTTTACTGGTCAAAAGACAGGCATTATGAGCATGAGTGGCAAGGTACAGTGGAGTGAAAAACATAATGCTTGGATTTGCTTTTGTATGCATCCTGCTGCCAGTTTACACAATCCAGATAACAAAGTATTCTACGAGAGTGGTATGAAAAGCTTCTGCACCCTGCTGCGTAGTTTACACTTCAGAGGTACAAACGATGAGTGAATTTGATGATGACTGCTATATCAACAAGTACCGGCTTGACGAAGAGTTAGTCAAACAACCACAGCTATTTTATAAATGGGCCAAGGCAGAGGTAACTGCTTCTGATAAGGCAGCAAGGGCAAAAGACAGGGTGGAGATTACCAAATCAGAAATAGAAATACGCATTAGAAGAAACCCCGAAGCGTATGATCTACCAAGTAACCCAAAGGAAGCACTTGTCAAGGCCGCAGTCTGTACACACCCAAAGGTCAAACGTGATAATTCACGATACCTTAGAGCCTTGAGAACTAAACGATTGCTTGAAAGTGCAGTTAAATCAATGGAACATCGCAAGAAGTCTTTGGAAGGATTAGTGACTACCAATATACAAATGCATTTCTCAACACCCAAGGGTGAACAAAGGAGGAATTTAGAATTAGACAATCAAAGTGAAACATTAGTCAAGAAAGCTAACCGTAAAATCAGAAGGAGGTAACATGGTGAGAAAACGTAGTGGTAGAAGAATCGATGTAAGCAAGCGCAAAAGGGGTTCGTCAAAGCGCCGGTATCAAAAGGATCAATTGATACAGCGTGTGAAAGATGCGCAGAAACAAGCTGAGGGTGGTGGCATTAGTATTCTCAAGCCTGATGTAGATGTAAACGTGTGGCGTCCTAAAGATGGTTCACATATCATTGACATCATCCCTTACGAAACCGGCAAAAACCGCATTGGCACTGCCAAGGTACATTATACCTTTCATTATTTCATTCATAAAAACGTTGGGCCTAACAATGATTGGTATATATGCCCTGCGAGAACATGGGGGGATGATTGCCCCATTTGTGAACACAGAGCGCAGTTGGTTGAAAAAGGTGCCGACTATGATACCAAGATTGCCCCACTGAACACCAAGGAACGCAACCTTTATAATGTCATTTGTTATGACAAAGGCGAGGAGAAAAAAGGCATTCAAGTGTGGGATGTGAGTTACCATTACTTTGAAAAGCTTGTACTGGCACTGTCCAAGAAACCTTCTCGGCGTGGTGGGCCAGAGCAAACCGTTGTCTTTTTTGATGAGGAAGAGGGCAAGTCAGTTTCGTTCACTATTGAACCACCCAAAAGCAAAGAAGACTTTCCTAAGTTTGTCGGACATTCGTTTGATGAACGTGACTACATTATCGATGAGGATATCCTTGATGCTGCACACTGCTTGGATGAACTGGTAAAACGCCCCACTTACGAGGAATTGGAAAAGGCATATTGGGGTTCTAAGGCCAAGGGCAAATACAAGCATGAAGACGATGACGTTGACGATGATGACAACGATGACAGTGAAGACAGTGAAAAAGATGAACTGCTCGACGAACTGTCTGAATTGGAAACACTCAAAGAGTTGAGAGCATTCTGCTCTGACAATGATATCAAGGTAAGACTTAAAGGTGGCAAGCGTTTCTTTGACGACAACGTGGAAAAGATTGAAGATGCCATCGAAGAAATGTTTGAAGATGACATCGACGATGATGACGATGATGACGATGATGACGACCGGCGCAGTGGTAAGAGGCGTCGGAAAGGCAGATATGACGACGACGAGGATGAAGACGAGGATGACGACGAGGATGAAGATGATGAGGACGAAGACGAGGACGAGGAGGATGAGGAAGAAAGTCCTCGCCGTGGTCGCCGCCGGTCTCGTAAGCATGGAAAATCTAAAGTCACAACTGAAGACATCGAAGACATGAACATGCGCAAGCTGAAAGCGTTTATTCGTAAACAGAAGTTGGATGTTGACCCTGACGATGCCCAAGACCTTGAAGATTTGCAAGACTTGGTAATTGAGGAGCTTGGTTTAGAAGATTAACAGTTGTGGCATGGTAGTCTTCTGTGACCCATGCTTGTTGGTTTTATTACCTTTTACAGCAGCGAGCATGGTAGAAGAACATGCCCTTCGGGTGTAGATGGGGTTTTGGTAGGCTCATAGGGAGCCGCAAAGACATTTATCAGGGTTGGTGAGTGTCCCCATCTACACCCATCCAATTTGAGGCAAACCGTTGATAACGCAAATTCGGGTGCGTCAAACATTTGCCTCAGGGTGCGGTCTTTACGTGTTATCGAACCGTAACGCGCTTGTTGGATAGGCCAACAATGGGCCGCACCCACCTTTACCCCAAGGAGAAAAATATTGAGAAAGATTAAACGCAGAAGACTTGACTTGCCAAATAACATGGCAAACAGTGTTAGAAGATCGAGCCGCAGAAAAAGAACCCCGAATGAGAAAGAGAGGGAAAAGGTTGAATTCATTCATTCGGGGTGTACTACTTTCAACCTTGCACTAAGCGGTAAAGGCAAAGACGGTGGTTGGGCCAGAGCAAGAGTCGATAATGTAGTTGGCGATGGTTCAAGCGGCAAGACCGTATGTGCCTTGGAGTGTTGCTTTTGGGTATGGAAACAGATTAAGAAAATCAAATCCAAAATATTTCCTCGGGTAACCAAAATAACTATTGTATATAACAACTGCGAAGGCGTCATGGACTTTCCATTAGAGCGCATGTACGGCAAAGAGTTCGTCGAAGCAGTTGAGTGGATATGTATTAAAGAAATTGAGGCATTTGGCAGGGACTATATCAACCGTGTACAGAATTTAACCAAGGGTGAGGCGTTACTTTATGTGGTTGATTCATGGGATGCTTTGTATTCAGCGGCAGACAAAAAGCGTTTCGATGATGCATTGAAAAGTGGGAAGGAGGAAAGTGGTAGCTATAACCTCGAAAAACAAAAGTTTGCTGGAAAGTTTTTTTCTCGAACGTGCGACGAAATGGAAAATAACAAGGTCGATGCCACCCTATTCATTGTATCTCAGGTTCGGACGAAAATTGGTGCTATGTTTGGCAAAAAGACCTACAGGGCCGGAGGCAAGGCTCTCGATTTTTATACCCACCAAGTTGCTTGGATTAGAGAACAGGAAAAATTACGCAAAACAAAGCGGGGACACAAGCGAGTATATGGGATACGGTCTGAGGCTAAGATTGAACGGTCTAAGGTTGCGAAACCATTTCGAGAGGCCAGATTTACTATCCTTTATGATTATGGAGTCGATGACATTAACTCGATGGCAGACTTCTTGTGGGGTACAAAGACTATACGATTTAACGGTGAAACATTCAAAACCCGACCATCATTTGTCAAATACATCGAAGACAATAACTTGGAAGATGCACTCATAGAAGAAACTACAAGGGTATGGTATGAAATCGAAGCAGAGTTTGAAAAAGAGGTCAGCGAGAGGAAACCAAGATTTTAGGCCATACTGGTTCCGCGTAGCAGTATCACTCGGGCCATCACCCGTTACGTTTACCCAAATGGTTAGGGCGAGATACAAGCTGATGCAAAAGGTAATGAACCAAGCATTGAAAAAGGAACAGATTGATATTTTTTCACAGCTTGACTTCTCATACATGAACGATGGTAATGAAGTCGGTATTGGTGTCATTTGTTACAGGGACAGCAAAGACATTACAACATGGGATGAAATGATAGAAGAAATGAAAAGCAATGGTGATTATGAATAACCCAACAAAAACATCAATCGTAGTTGATTGTTCGGCACTTGCCTATGCCGCATTTTATGCCTTTGGACATTTATCATATGCAGGAACAGACACAGGAGTAATATATGGGTTTTTACAGCGAACACTTGACTTGTCGAGACGATTCAAATCCAATGATTTTATTATGTGTTGGGATAGCGAACATACTCACAGAGCAAGAGATTACAAGGATTACAAAAAGAAACGGCACGACAAACGTGCTGAAATGTCAGAATCCGAATTGGAGGCCCGACAATCATTCTTAGAACAAATTGTTTTGCTGCGTGACGATGTTCTCCCTGCTATGGGTTTTAAAAACAACTACCTTTGTGATCTTTACGAAGCAGATGACTTGCTGGCTTATTGGGTACGTCGTCTTCACAAGCAAGGCAAAGATGTTATCATGGTCACAAGCGATCAGGACATGTACCAAGTGCTTGATTGTTGTGATATGTTTTCACCGAGCAAAAAGAAGCTATTCACTCACAAAGACTTACAAGAACAATACGGCATTACCGCAGATCAATGGGCAATGGCAAAAGCTATTGGTGGTTGCGATGGTGACAATGTTGTAGGTATTACCGGTGCAGCGGACCCTAAGAAACCCACCAGTAAGGTTTTGAAGTATTTGACAGGCCAACTAACCAAAGGCGTGATTTATGACCGTATTGAAAGTGACGAGGGGCAAAAATGCATACAAAAGAACTTGCCCATAGTTACCACACCATACAAACCAGAACTTATGCCCCGTATGATCCGCCGTCGCAATCGATATGACATCAAAGCTTTTATTCGCATATTTGAATACTATGGATTCAGATCATTTGTAAACCGAGACAAACTGTTCCAGTGGAAGGAGCATTTCTGTGAATGATCAACTTAATCTATTTGATGATGAGTGGTTATTTGAAGACTTGCCTATGGCACCAATTGAATGGACCAATGGTAATGGAAGATTCACATATGAATTTCACTTGAAAATAAGTAGTCGGTATGGATGGCGTTGCATGGCATGCAAATGTGAAATGCCAGACTATGAACCGGCAATGTGTTGTAGTGGGATTCAATGTGGCTGTCATGGTCAACCCATAGAACCTTGGTGTTGCAGCAAAGAGTGTGAGGATATTATTTGGAATAGCTTGCACCAATACATAGATATGTGGAGGTAGCATGCATGGCACGAGCAGATATCATGCTGGCAATGGTGATGCAGCAACTTGCTGATTTAGAACAGGATTGTGGCAAGTTTGTAGACAAAGAGAACTTGGCAGCAGGATTGCGAGCACGTAAAGGCTTGCGCTTAGTTAAGGCGCAAGTAGATTTTATGATCAAAGATATGGCGAAGACATCCAACGAGATAAAAAAGAAACGTGGGCGTACCGACTACATAAGATACAGAGGCAGAAATGTTAAAAAGCATAACATTAAAGCATTTTCGGAGTCACAAATTAACACGCCTTGATTTTGTTAAAGGTATCAATGGCATCATTGGTCTTGGTTCATCTGGCAAAACAAATATTCTCAGGGCAATCAAATTGCTTTTCACTAACCGACCATTGGGTGATGGTTATATCAGTCGATTTGTCAAAACAAAAGCAATGGCAGTTGAAACCGAGTGGCAGGATGGTAATAATGTTACCAACGTTTCATATCGCAAAACAGGCAGACAAGCTAAATACAAAGTACGAGCAAAAGAGTTTCGCAAGTTTGGCACACATGTTCCAGAAGATATTATAAACACGTTAAATCTATCTGACATTAACTTTCATGGTCAATTTGAAGGGCCATTCTTAATCTTCTCCAGTCCTGGTGAGATTTCAAGAACTATCAACAGTACCACAGGGGCCGAAGACCTTGACACATGGATCAACAATTGTTCAAGTCGTATAAGACATTTAAAATCTGCGCTGAAAGATGCTGAGTACAGGGAGGAAAAGTACAAGCTTGAACGTGAACGTCTATCAGAACACTACACCAAGCTTCGCCGGTACGTCATAGAATACAGACGCATTTCTAAAAGCCGTCTGAAGCTACAAAAAGACTTTGACGATCTTACAGAGTGGCAAGGTTTATATTTAGGCTTTCAGTCTAAGGTAAGATATCACAAACGTATTATTCGGCTTGAACGCAAAGTCAATTTGATTCGCAAACTGCAAGTTAAAATTGACGAGCTTAATGAAACAGCAGACTTGTTGGAAGGGCTTGCAGATCAGGAGAAGCTAATCAAGTTAGCCAAACGGGAGCACAGGAAATTGGTTGAGCGATACATAGAGAAGCTTGAAGAAAGTGGCAAATGCCCCACATGCTACTCCAAAGTCAAACCAGACATGCTGAGAAGGATACAAAATGAACTTGCTCTTATTAAGTGATGTCCACGGTACATACAAAACACCGGTTAGCAGAAAGGATAGAGTAGGTGAGGCATTCGAGCAGAAGATAGATTTTGTATTTCGATACGCCAAGGAACATGGGTGTGTTATTCTGCAAGCCGGTGATTTGGGGGATACCTCGCGCAATTGGGAAGTACTGCATTATATGATAAACGTTTTAAGGCAGTATCAAGTAATAATGTTAGGGGTTTATGGGCAACATGACCTTTACATGCGTCGTGATCCAGACGAGACGCCCACTGCATTGTCAGTTTTGATGCACAGTACCCAAATGATGCAGTTAGGGAAGCAACCGGTTCATATGAACAATGTAGCTATTTATGGTTCGAGTTGGAACGGTCCTATTCCTAAAGTAAAACCCGGAGGTCAAAAACGTAACGTTTTGGTATTGCATGCACCCATAGCACGTAGGGCCGAGTATCCGGGCCATGACTTCACTGATCCAGATCAATTCTTAGAACGCCATAAAGGTTTTGATTTGGTGCTCGCTGGTGATGTTCACAGGCACTTTTGCTATGTAACAGGCAAATACCTTATGGACAGACGTTATGTCATCAATACGGGTCCCGTGCTGCGTCTTGAAGCTTCTCGATATATGATGCGCCATAAGCCTTGTTTTTACGTGTACGACACAAATGATAACAGCATCGAGAAGGTTATCATTCCACATGCACCAAGCAAAAAGGTATTGACTCGGGAACATATTGTACAGAAAAACATATCTTCAACAGAATTAGAGCAGTTTGCTAATTCAATCAAGACAATGACATCCATGACCCAAAACAGGGATGCCAAGCTCAAAAAGTTTGTGAGGGCAAACGTTAAATCAAGGCGTGTAAGAAGAATCATAAAGGAGGTTATGCGTGGCAAGTTTGACTCAACAATTGGAAGACATCGCAGAACGGGTGCAAGCATCTAAGACGACACTTACTATCTATGAACAGAACATCGAAGATATCAAACAAAAAATATCAGAACGTGGTTATTCGCTTGATAATCTTGAGGCAGAGTTAGATGCTGTTATTGATGAACTTGAACATGTAGACAGGCGTCGCAAGGTTATTCTCGACAAGATCAAGAGAACCATGAAAAGGGCCGCACAAGATGGATGATATCATTGATGAATTCAAAACGTTGGAAAAGCGTTTTAAAGATGCCCGTAAGTTTTTGCTGGAGGCTAAGGATGATAAGGAGTATATAAAGAAGGAGATCATTCACCACCAAAAGGCATTGTGGGTGTTCACAGAAGTTGCCAGAGCAACACAGGAGGAAATAAAAGACAAGATTGAAAAGCTTGTCACACTGGCAATACGCTCCATCTTTGAACGCGAGTTCACTTTTCAGCTTCGATTTGAAACCAAGGCAAACAGGGTTTATGCCACTCCCGTCATCATTGAAGGTGAACACGAGTATGACAATATCAAAGAAGATCTCGGTGGAAGTATGGTTGATATTGTTGCATTAGCATTGAAAATTGTGTTATGGTCTATGGAGGAGCCTAAAAAACGCAATATATTCATTGTTGATGAACCGTTTAGGTTCACTGGCCGATTGGTAAAAAAGGCCGGTTATATGCTAAAATACCTTTCACAAGAACTTGACTTTCAAGTGATTATGATATCACACGATGATGAACTGATTGACATTTGTGACCGAGTGTATGGTGTGAAACACAACGGGCAACACTCGGTGGTTACATTGGTTAAGGGTGGCAGAAAAATAAAGCGGAGAAAGTAATGCAGAAAATCAGTTGGCAGCAAATCCTTGACCTGTTTGGCCTTGACGAAGACACCCCTTATGTCTTTGGCCGTTTTGAAACCAGAGGCAAGGCACAAGAGGCATGCGATACATTTCGCCAAAAACTTAAAAGCGCATATCGTAAACAGGCATTAAAAACGCACCCCGATCAAGGTGGCAATCGTGAGGATTTTCAACATTTAAATAATGTCTACGAGTGGTTAATGAAAAACGTTCGGGTGGTTGAAATACCACAACGGCCCATGCCAATGTATGTGCGTGTTAACTTTGGTTGGGGCGACACATCCACATCAAGTACAACGGTGTACCGGTGGACGACTTCATAAGAAAAAGCAGCATTAAAAGACGTAAACGTGTCATTGGTGTTATAGGCACAAGGAGACGCGATGAACTCGAAGATTTCGACTTGGTTCATGGAGAATTTCGTTTACACTACCATTTGGGTGATAGTATCTGTAGCGGCCTCTGCTCTAAAGGCGGCGACAGGTTTGCTGTTATATTGTCTCAGTTATATTTTACTGATTATATATGGCATCCGGCTGACTGGAAGACTTATGGCCGGTCTGCTGGTTTCATGCGCAATGGTCTTATCGCCAAGGACAGTGATATACTTATTGCATGTGTGGCAAGTGATAGAACCGGAGGAGCGGAGGACACGATAAAGAAGTTCTTGAAGTTGGGCAAACGTAATCTTTACTTAGTTTAGGAGGGGAAATGATCGAGGGCAAAGACATTCCGGAGACCAAAACGGCAGAGGAAATGAAATTGACACCACATGGATTCCATCACTCAGAGGCATTTGCACTGATGATTTACCGGTGCGAAAGTTGCGGCACAAGAGAACGCCTTTACAATTCACGGGATGGTGTAACGCCATTTATTATCAACTGCCGTGATTGTAAAGGCAATATGATGCATATTGATTGGCAGGGCGATGAATGCTTGCCCGGATACGTACCCAAAAGGGGCCAACGTGTTTTCATTGACACACCCAAAGAAGTCTTTGAAATGTTCACTCGTGCTAAGATTAACTTCTTTTGGTTGCATTCAGAGTACCCATTGCACAAACGCTATAATTCCAAAAAAGAGGCATTTGACGAATTTGTAAAGGAATATAAGAAAGAGGAGCCTTACATTATCACTTGGGACTTGGTGTACAAGTAATGAAACGCCAATTGCAAAGAATGCGAATGCCGTGGGGCAAGTACAAGGACAAGTATATTGATGTGATACCGTCTAACTACTTGCGTTATGTTGCTGAAAACTGGGATGAAGACACCCGTTTCAAAAAGGACATCATAGAGGAGTGTGATGAAGAATGGAACTGGAGAGAAGCAAACAACTGCCACATCGACGAGTGAGCATGTTAGTATGGATTGCGGCAACTGTGTTCATTGCTGCGAATATATGTCTTTTGGTTTTAGTACTTCCAATCTATCTGACAGACAAATAGAAGACAAGGCCGACTACTTTAGAACCAGAGGTTGCAAAGTAACAGCACAAGGCACTATTATGGTAGTTGCAGTATTTTCTCCCTGCCCTCAGCTAACCAAAAAGGGTTGCGGCTGTTACAAGAACCGGCCTAACTTGTGTAGGGTATATGATTGCAGAAATGATGTATACCTACCAAGAGGAGGAAAGTACAACCCATGATAAAATATTACAAATACAATTATGCGACCATGAAGTTTGAACGCAAATATAAATGGCACCCTATGGAGCATGTTGTTAGGATATGCCTTGTTGTAGGGTTTCTCTTGTTTGTAACCCATCCTTGGTGGATAGAATAATGGCAAACATATTTGCAAGAACAGAAAAACCGTGGGATCAAAACTTACGAGTGTTGTCACCACCTATGCGTATTATATGGGCTGGATTTCAAGCTCATAGTCACGAATTGCAATCACAGGGTTGGGAATTCGCAGTGGAGCAATGTGATTACGATTTATCCTTTGTGGTTATCATGCGCCACGAGAAATTCAAAGCACATGGCATTTCAGACAACATTAGCACAAGATTGCTAATGGATCATAATCGTGTAGATTCTCCGACACTTGGCCCAATACATATGCGATTGGTACATGAATTAAAAGTGTCAGAACGTTCATTTCGACCGGTTAGCATGGTGAGTGAAATAGTAGATATGGCAGATCACATCACGATAGCTGACCCATATTCTATCGATGGTTTTTTTGCCAAGTATGAATCTTCATGTGATACGAGAATTGTAATTCCACATGAAGCGCAGGAACAAGCATTAGAATTACTGGCACGTTTTCAAACAACGCCAGAGGAAAGAGTAAGTCAGTTCTTGCAAGCACGTCGTTTAGATATTGCTACGCCCAAACGTGTTAAGGCAATGGTTGACACAGGAGATATAGCAACAAAAATCATAGCAGAGATAAGGGTGCCTAAATGACATTACCAAGAGAAGTAGAATTAGCATACAAGAAATTGGCAGCATTGATAATTGGTGCGGCTATATGTACCGCAATACTGGTGGGGACAATGTGGGTCATTGCTATGTGCATCCAAGGCGTAAAACACTTAATCTTAGGAGGGATGTAATGAAAAGAGTACAGTTTAAGGCAAACGTACAAGTAAAGATTGAATCATCAGAACTGGACACTGACAAGCTTACAGAACGAGACACGTTGCATGTGGTGGCAGCACTGGAGCAACTGGTCAATGAAGCATTGCCAGTTTCTTTGGTGGTGCAATTGGAGGACTTGGATTTTGAACGTGTTAACCTTGGCAGTGGTAGTCCGGGGCCGGTATTTGATCTGTACCCACGTTACCATTTTAAAAAGGTGGAGGTACTTGAATAATGGCAAGACTACCCGGACGTACACCCTCGCCAGAGGAAGTACAACTACAGAAGGAACAGGAAAAGGTTGGCAAACACATTGAGAACAATGAAAAGATACGATGTCCATGCTGCAAGAAAAACCAATACTTTGACAACTACTTGGTTAATAAGAACTTGGGCGCTTTAGTTTGCCCTCAGTGTGGCATTGTATTCCTTGACAAACACAAGATCAAAGCAATCAAAAAGCATGTGCAACAACAGCAAGGTAGAATCCAAGGAGCGAAGTGATATGACAAAAGATGGTGTTTTATGTCATCGCTGCGATACTTTTTATGAGAACCCTGACGAGGCGTTTTATTGGGAGGAGCGTGTCGGCAACTACAGGCGTCCTTGTAAGAAGTGTATTGCTGAGTACAACAAGCAACCGGATCAATATCGCAAGCGTCAGGCAGCAAACAAAAGATACCAAGCAAGCAAAAAAGGCATTGAAAGGCGGCAATACAGGAGGGCCGTACAATTAAAAAAGCATGGTGGTCGGAAGATCAAAAGGAGAACAAAACCCCACACAAAACGCATTATCAAAAGGCGCAAAAAATGAACGAGTCTCCATGCAGAGGGTGCGAATGGATCAACAAAGATAAAAAGACCTTTGATGAGTGCGTCAATTGTGAGAAACGTTGGGGGAAGAAGATGCACTTTCAGCCACACAAGGTTGATTATCAAGACTTACGGCAACACCAATGCGAATGGCCCGATGGTTGTGGCAATATGACAGTTACGGCTCGGTACTGTACTATTCACGCAAGTCTGCTCAGTGGCAGGGCAACCATTATCAACAGAAACATCAAAAAAGGTCGCACCTATACTCAACAGCAAATCTTCGAGTATATGTACCAACCAAGGAGACGCAGACGTGACGGACGGAAATGGGGTGCCAACAGACACGATGGTTACAGCACCCAAAAACAATAAGCAGGAAGACAAGACGCAATTCAGTCTAATACCCTTTGATGTACTTGGTAAATACCTTGAACCGGCCTACAGAGAAGGGTTGATTAAATACTACCGAGAATCATGGCGGCAAGGATTTAAAGTCAGTGATATGTACGACGCAACAACACGCCATTTAACAGACTTCTTTTACAAAGGAGAAGACTACGATCCAGACGCAGCAAAGTTAGGTATCACCAAACATCACTTAGGAGGCGCACTGTTTTCTATTTTGTGCATGCTACAATCATTAGAAACAAGGGGTGAGGAGATAGACGATAGACCACATATGTTACAACGCCAACTTGACATACAACAAAGGGGGGGCAATGGGAAAGAGTAAAAAAGGTTCCGCCTTTGAACGTGACACATGCAAACAGCTTTCATTGTGGTTCTCTCATGGTGAACGTGATGATATCTTTTGGAGAACTGCTGGCAGTGGCGCTCGTGCAACATGCAGGGCAAAACAAGGTTTAATGACCGCTGATAGTGCAGGGGATATATGTGCTATACACCCCTCTGCCAAATGTTTCACTCGCATTTCGATATGGGAATTGAAACGTGGTTATTCTGCTAAGAATAGCAATCGTGGTATCAGCTTGCTTACAATCATTGACAAACTAACGGCTGAAAAGCCACCTATCCTTGTTGAATGGTGGACAAAGTTAATCGAGGAATTAAAGACGCACAAACGCAAGTTTGGCTTTATCATCTTTAAACGGGACCGCAAGAACGCTTGCATTGCAATGCATACAAGTACGTTTGATTATCTTAACCGCCGAAATAAAAAGAAATACTATTGGCCTCCGTTTGGGCCAAATGCAACCATATACACCAATGGTCTCGAGTTGCGCATTATGCAACTCGAAGACTTCTTAGAGTGGTGTGAACCGGAAACATTAACCCGTAAAACCATTAGACGACAGAAAGGAGAACCGTATGAGCAAAAAGAAAGTCAAGGTAGTCAAGGCAGAAGACTTAAAAGACGATCTAAGGCCAAAGAAATACCTAAACGACGAAAGATCAAGCGCAGAGGATAAGAACAATGAACGACGAGGAAAGGCTTAAAGGTATAACTATATCTGGCAATATACCCTTGTGCAATTACCTTGAAAAATTAACCAACATCAAGATCGGAAAGGAAGTCTGCAAAATGGTAGATGAAGCTAAAGGCAAGGGCAACCTTTATCATCCACCACAGCGGTTAAAGTATCAAGACCATAGAGAGGAGAACGGGCCAGTGACACAAGTAAGCAAAGAGGAAATTCACGCAAAGAACAGAGACAATTACTTCAAACAGGCATTACGAAGCAGTGATCCCAAACAGATGGTTGCCGCCATTCTGCTAACCGAAGACAAACCACTTACATATATGGAATTAGCAGTTAGGCTTAATCAAGAGGCAGAGCGCCTTGTCAAAGTTGGCAAACCCATGAAGGTTAACAATTACAGCATACGCACCTACATCGGCAAAGTATGTAAAAGCCAACTTGGTGATTATATCGAGGTTGAACGAAAAAGAGGACTACGAGCAAGGTATTATCTACATGGCAAAGAATACCTCACCTTTGACCAAGCATGTAAATTGACAAAGGTACGCCAAAAGGCTGAATCAATTAGAGAACAAGTTGAAACTGATACACGCATAGAACAAGAGGAAAAGAAAACGCCACCCGGAGGCGACAAGATCAAACATGAAACGCCAATCAGTTTCACAATCAAAGATGTCGATAGCGTACCAGTGTTAAGGGTAGAGGGGAACTTCAATTTCCATTTCTATCTACACATAGGAAGCAAATGAAAATACTTGGTAAACACGTCCATATATTATGTATTGCAACACCCACGATATACGATGAAGCTATACAAAGCTTATATCATTCATTCAGTAGTTTGGGTGCATCCAGAATCACTACGGAAAGGGCATTTAAGAAACCCATTGAAAAACCTTTGTCGCATGATATTAACATAGTGATGAAAGCGCAGAGAGAGTTTCACCCTGATATACTCCCTGCACACGCCATCAATATACTGTTTCAAAGTGAACAGTATGCAAAGTTGCGTGAATTTAATTCTATGCCACACAGTGAACCGTGGGACCTCGTAATGGATGTGTTTCAAGACAACGTGCAACGGTTTTCACAAGACAACGTGAAGTTTTTCCCTATCGGTTATAACATGGGATATCATTATAACCCTGTTAAGGATCATATTCCTGATGGAAAATGCGACCAAGATTGTTACATGTTTGGTGCGAGAACCAAATACCGTCAACAAATATGGCGAGATGTTATTGAACCCACCACCAAAAGCAGTGTTTTTGGAAACGATCACCATCAACACAAAAAGTACGACAATATACTATTCTCGAAAGTCAACCTATTTATTCCAGCATGGGAACCATACCTTATACCAACTATGCATCTGATGCAAATATTAGCCAATAAAAAGTTCACGCTGGTCGTCAGTGATACAGAACAAGACTTTACACCATACCAAAACGGATTGCACTTTATGGTGTGCAAGTCAAGGGAATTAAAGGATCACCTAAAATGGTATCTTGAACACGAAGACTTTAGGCATGTATTTGCTAAGTATTCATTCGAGGATATTTACAAAAACCATAGATTTACAGAATACTTGGCTACAATATTAAAAGATGTTTGAACACTATTACAAACGCCGATTGTTTTCATACAGCGTGATGGTTTTAAATAAGCGCACTATGGAAATGCGATGGGCCAGAGAAACCTATATGGGGTGGATATGGCGGTCAATGCTCGGAAGAAAACTAAAGTTCAAAAGAAGCAAAAACCTGAACAAAGAAAACTCAATCTCGGCGTCACAGTTAGCAGCAATCCTAAGATCAGTGAAATAGAAGACTACATAAAAGAGGATGTAACTAACTTTCAAGTGGTCGCTGATTTTAACAAATGGGGTAAATATCTCAAACCCCATAGAACCATTACCACTTTGGCAAGCGAGTGCAATATCATCTTGCATATGCCGTTTTACTATCACTTGCTTTTGAAACCCAAACCAGTTCATGCAAAACGATTCATGGAGTTAAACAAGTTCTGGATGCGATATCAAGATAGGACGGATGTAGTGGTACACTGCAAGGGTATCCATCAAACTCCGACGCAAACCAAGCTCGCTATCAAACGCAATGCCATGCGGTTTGCAAAGGTATGCCCCAATTTAAGGCTATTGTTGGAAAATGATGCTGGAGGCAAAACTAACCCTGCACCTACGACAGTTTGGCTTGATAGAATCAAATACTATTTGCGTGATCGTAAGATTGACATTGGTATTTGCTTTGACACAGAGCATGCTTATGCTGCCGGTGAACACCTGCAGTCCATTGATATGCACAGCATGGACTGTATACATATGAATGCTATCCCAAGGAATGTACGGTTTGGTTTCCATTTGGATCGGCATAGTCTTACACCATTGATCGAGAGTAAGCATGGCGTTGAATTTGTACTGGATATTATCAAACGTATAAAGCCACGAACGCCAATCATCGTGGAGCGCACTGACCATTCAATTATGATACAAGACCTCAAGTTTCTAAAAGGCATTAAATATGCGAAGACTTTTCCTAAAAATAAAAACCCTTTGGTTAAGACTGTTCAACAAGGAACCAAAGTACTCCTCTAATGATCTTACAGTTGACATTGCTCACCGTGTCTTTTCAGAAGCAAAAAAGGGCCATGTGAATATCTACGATGGTACTATCACCGGTCTTCGCAATGCTGTGAGCGATATCAACTCCACTGTTTACGTTGTGGAAATAACAAGGCCCGTTGAAAAGAAACTTATAATACGTTTCAGAGAGTATGTTAACAAACTAAGGGATAACATATAATGCCAAGCAAATCAGCACTCAGACAACATGTGACCATTGCATTAGTAGAAGGGTTGCTTGATATGCTATGGGAGCAAGATTATCGACATCGAAAACGCAACGCCACATTTCAAAACGATATGAGGATGATTAAAGAACGGTGTGCCATTATTCGTGCATTCCTTACAAAGGAGGGTGGGCATTTAACAACAAAAGACATTAAAAAAGTGCAAGTTGCCATCGACTATATGAAAAATACTTTCCTAATAAGCGGCAAACATTTCACCCCTATGATGGGTATTGCAATCTTTGTTGATATGGTGGTATATCAAATCAGCATTACCAAAGGTGAAAAACAACGGTTGTTTAACAAGTTATTGTACAAGATCAACGGTCTTGTAAGACGGATAGACCAACAGGGCAAATGGGAGGACAAAGACGATCTGTGCTTAAAGGCAGCAGAGGCATTGAGGAGAAAGATCAATGAAATCTGAAATGGCAGAACGCTTAGAGGCACTCAAATATTGCCACGAGCACGGAATAAGGGTAAAGTTACCACTGGAAACCATCGTCTATGTATGTGCGGAACTTAATCGAATTGAAGTCGAGCATAATTGTTCAGTATCTTGTACCGATAGGCGCAAAATACAAGATCGAAGAAAACAACAAAGAGGAAGACGCAGAACAGATATCGGATGAATTAGCTGATGATTGTATTCACGGCATATGTGACCCGTTCTCTTTTCATTGGACATCCAGAATAACAGCAATATTTGTCTTGTATTCACACAAGTCAGATGAGTTTGTAAAAAAGAAACTGCTTGAATACGGCATCGACATGGATGTTATTCTAAGCCCAAAGCATACGAGTAGATTTTCAGAATTCAGACGAAATGCCACACAAAAAATGCAGTTAAACCATATAACAACAGGAGTACAATAATGGCAGACTTTGGGAGAGCATATGAAAAAACTATGAAACATGAGGCCAGTAAAGTTGCTGCCTATTCAAAAAACCCAAGAGATGTAGGTGGTGAAACTTACAAAGGTATTTCTCGCGTATTTCATCCAGAATGGGAAGGTTGGAAGATCATTGATCATGCCAAGGGGAAACACGGTGCGGCGTTTGTTGACCATTTGAAAGACTATGATGAGTTGCAAGCATGCATACCCATATTTTACAAGCTTTATTATTGGGATGTGTTCCTTGGTGATTTACTTGATCCATCATATCAAAAGATCGCCGAAGAACTGTTCGATACTGGTGTCAACATGGGTGTACAGAGGGCTGTTTTGTTTTTGCAAAAATCCTTGAATGCTATAGGATTGCGCAAATCTGTCACCACCACAACCCCATTGATCGAAGATGGTGTATTCGGCAACAAAACGTACACTGCCTTGACCAAGATCAACCCAAAACATGTACCTACATTATACAAGATGATGAATATAATGCAGGGCAACCACTACCTGAGATATATTGAAAAGGACTACCGGCAAGCTGAGTTCTTGGTTGGTTGGCTAAAACGTGTAGAAATTGCAAAGGTGTAAAAATGATACGAGTAACTTATATTTGTGACAAGTGCGCTTCGGAAACCACCGTTGAATTAACCGGTTCACCTAACCGCAAGGGTTGGTTGGCAAAGGCCCAACACTACTTGAAAGAAATCAACATCGACTTCAATACCTTTTCCGTCTGCAAGAATTGTTATACCAATTGGAAACAGGTTGACAAGCGTAAGGAGAAGGAAAAGAAGGAGGAGTTCTTTGGCAAAGACAAAGACAAAGACAAAGACAAAGACAAAAAGGGTGGCAATAATTAAAACAAGGAAGTATGGCGTGACTTACCTAAAAGACCTACTCAGTTTTACTTCCCTTGCAAGAACATTTGGCATTTCTACCAAACAAGCAATGAGGGCATTCAAGAATGCAAAAGGGGCGTTGCAAGAGGTAGAGGATAACGAAGGCAATTTCTCAGGAACAAATTTGCCAATAGAACCAAGTAGGATATGGACTCCAAGACCAGAACATGAAGACTTCGAGGAAGTATTTAGGCAGGAATACATGAACACCACTGCATCAAACTGGCCGGATAGAAAATCCGGAGAGGCAACAATACGGTCAAGGGCATATCCAAGTCATTGCCCCAAATGTACGCAGAGAACCACTTGGCGCATTATGGAGAGCATTGATGTCGGGGAATGTCAACAATGTGAATGGCAAGCAAGTGCAGAACTTCTAAGAACACGTAGTTATGCAGATATACGGGCGATGGTTTTAGAATATCAAAGCATGAATCAAGATGTGGAATACAGACAAAGAATAGCTGAAATGGTAAAGGAAGTTAAGGATGAAGCTGATCGTTTTAAACCTCGCACCCCGACTGTATCTCGAAGACGACTGGACATCTAAATGGTGCCGTGTTGGTCAAGGAGCAAAGTGTTGCAGATACCTTGTGTCCGGCCAACATGGTCTTGTTTGTGCTAAATTAGAAGACCGTATACGGATACAAATAGACTTCTTAGCAGACAAATTTGAAGCGAAAGGTGATAACTGTCCGGGTCTTATTATGCTTGATGGTACACTTGTATCTCGTAATTAACTCAATGATGAAGAAATGTTGGAAACCTCTATCACCACGGTAACAATTGCCATGGCATCCCTATGATGAATATAGAGAAGGTCTGCTCCAATTAAGACAGCCCGCTCAAATCAATTATCTCTATTCTCGAAGATATTGTATTACCAGATCTTGTACACCATAGCACCGCCTGAGTGGTAGTATCAAGCTTGTATGTCATAGTTCCTCTTGGAAATGCTGTTCCTGTACCGGATGTAATCCTCGTGCCGAATATCGCTGACTTACTCAGATCTGTTAGGCCGGCAGTAGTAATGTTTACATTCATATCTCCGCCGAGGCTTTGTGTATCTGTGTACCTTGTTACATCTATATCAGCGTTGTAGAGTACGTGGAAGAAATGGGCGTTGCCGTTAGTGACAGCGTGGTTCGCATCAAAGGCCCAACTGATTTGAGTAGTACTACTGAGATAAGCATTCGGCCAGTTATCAGCGAGAGCTTCATCAGCATCATTTGTATCTCCTCTTGATCCAACAGAGGCGAGAAATGCATTATCTATACTTGTTAGTGTTAGGGTTGTTGTCACTCCATCCTTGTTAGAGTACAACGTTGCTGTTCCGCTGTCTGAAGTAGTCTGAGATACAAAGGAGTGTCCCACAGTCCAGTTGGAGCCGGTAAACTCTACTATTGTTATTTCTACTACTGTCGTTCCAAGGCTTCCTCCTCTTTCTACAAACACCTGAGAAGTACTCGTGAGCTTGGCGTAAGCAGTGAGCCCATTACTATCGGTTGTAGCCTGTGTATTAGTTATACCGGTGATGAATGGGATACAGTCATCGGCGTTTGATGCATTACTTCCTGTCCAAGATACCGTTGTGTTTCTTGTACCTGCTGTTAGCGTTACAGAAGCTCTCCCGATTACTTTGAACTCATTGGCTCCTCCGGCTCCACCTGTATACTCCCAAGACTCCCACTCGCATCTATAGTTTTGATTGTCGCCACCGGAGAGGCGGTCAATAGCTATTGTATCTGTAGCAGTTAACCTAACTGCCATAGATACATCATCAACAAGACGGTTGGTTCCACTCGGAGTACTTGGCCCAGCGGATGAGAATCGATTACTCTTGAAGAGTACAAACGCTTTGTCAAGGGAGTCGAAGTTGGTTGTAGGAGAATCAGTTGTGCCTGTGTTTCCTACGTTCACTGTACCTCTTTGAATCTCTATGGTAGACTCTGCCGCAGGATTAGAGCTTGAAGAAGAGCTTGACGATGATCGGCTTGAGCTTGACTTCGACGAGGATGAACGAGAAGAGCTGCTTGAGCTACTTCTCGAAGAGGAGCTGGAAGAAGACCGGCTGGAAGAAGAGCTTGAAGAAGAAGAGCTTGACCGAGAAGATGATGATGAAGAGGAAGAGCTTGATGATATCTCAGCGCCATAATAGTCGAAGCCAGATGGAGGAGTATATGTCATATCCGCTTCGTTGAATAGAGCATCTAAATAATCGGTGTTTCTAAACAATCCTACAGCCGGTCTGAACTCAGAGAAGTCCGAAAGAGTAAAGGCAGGATTGGTTCCATTAGCTGGATCTCCACTTTGTAACCAAGTGCCTTGTTTGCTAAACCAAATCTTTCCGGTATCACAATCAAGTGCAACTCCAATAGTATTTGAAGCAAGATAGAAACTATCATAAAAGTATTGAGTGTTGCCCTTTCTTAGCTTTCCATCGAAACTGGAGAATCCAAATGAATCGCCGGAGCCATCAGTTCCAAGGAGAATACCATATGGGAAAGAGAAGTCTTCATTAACAACTCCAATACTATGTGCTTGACTTCCAGATTGATATCCACTTATCTCCCAATAGTACTTACCGGTGGTTACAGCAGTATCTCCAACAACTGCGACCCATCCATCCGAAGTAGTCTTGGTTGCCCTCTTGTTGCCGATGCTCAGTGCTATATTCGAATCGATATTTGTGTCATCCCACGCCTTGGCTTGCTCAGTTAGTACCGCACTTGAAGATGATGAGCTGGAAGACTCCGAAGAAGAAGAGCTTGAAGATGAACTTCTCGAAGAGGAGCTGGAAGAAGAGGCAAATGTCAGAAGACTATCATTCAGAGAGTGGTATGTTGCTTTCTGCCAAGCACTATCCCTTTGAAGCGTACATACTCTGACTTCATCCATTCTCCCTGTGAAGAAGTTGCCCATTGTTATACTCTTATCAGCGCCAATCTTGAACGGATAGTTGCTAACAGAGGAGAGGCTTTGAGGCAGAGAGACTACATTCTCAGTACCATTTATATTGAATGTCACCTCACTATCGCCATCATTGATAGAGATTGATATTATGTTAGTACTCGTTGTTGAAATAGAAGTAGTGGATACAGCCGAATGCCAAGAGCTTACACTATAATATCTGAAGGCGATCTTCCCTGTGGATGTCAGCCTTATCATTCTACTTCTGGTTCCATTGAATGAATCACCGGAGTGCATTATAGTCTCATCGCTGGATGGCAGAGAGGATACATTTAATGCGAATTCGAATGATCCATTAAAAGCAAATCTCAGATCATCATTATAGAAGTAATCATCATTGCCGTCAAAGTCTATACCCTTGCCGATATCACCATCAACTAAATCACCGGAAGTCATCGACCCAGAAGAAATGCAATCATCTCCATTTGGTGTTGAGTCTAATAGTTGCGGAGAAGTCCCAGAAGGATCTTCTGACATATGATAAACACCGGCATAGTTATAGGTCCATACATTTTGAGAAGGAGTACTTCCTGCCTTTCCAACATTATCGGTGTTAAGTGTTCCAGGCATTTCCAGAGTAATGGCAGTGTCTACAGTTGATGATAAATCATCCACCCTGACCCAAAGTAAAGCTTCTTCTGCAATAGTATCCCAAACATCTACTTCTACATAGCATTCTTCTCCGTCAACTGTGGCGTGTAAGTACTGCCATGAAGATGAAGTAACACCTTCAAGGAAGTCAGTATCAGCAGAATCAATCTTTATCATTACAGGAAAGTTTGTCAAGTCAGAATCCACATTGGTGGAATCTACCGTATAATAGACTTTATTGGACTCAGTAAAAGAAGAGGAAGAGCTTGAGACACTCTGGCTGGAACTTGACAGGCTCGAAGAGCTGCTGGATCGTGAACTACTCCGAGAACTTGATGATGAAGATTTACTTGAACTCGAAGAGGATGAACGAGAACTGGAGGAAGAGCTGGATGATCGGCTACTGGAACTTGACGACCTTGAGCTTGAAGATATACTCCGCTCCACTTCTAAGGTGATGTCTGCCACATAGAGATATACTGATGCTGAGCTGCTTGATGAAGACCTACTTGACGAGCTCCGTGAGCTTGAAGATTCCGATGAGCTTGATTCTGAACTACTCGAGGAACTGGAACTGGATTCTGAGCTGCTTGAGGACGACTCAGAACTGCTTGAAGAGGAGACACTCGATTCTGAGGACGAAGAGCTGGATTCCGAAGATGAGGACGAGGATTCGGAGCTACTGCTGCTTGAGCTGGATGATTCGGAGCTACTGCTGCTTGAGGATGATCGGGAACTGCTGCTGCTTGAGCTGGATGATTTGGAGCTACTGGAACTGCTTGAGGATGATCGGGAAGAACTCGATGAGGACGAAGATACCCCACTTGCCGTAGACGATGAACTACTACTTCTGGATGAGGATGAAGAACCCTGTATATCCCAATAGGATATACCATCACCACTGTTATATAATGTTGCTATTTCATTAGCAGTAAGTATCCTGTTCCATATTCCTAATTCATCAATACTACCATCAAGTGTCTTGTTAGAATCTGTATCTTTACCGAGAACTGTACTGTTGCCATCTGATTCAATAAAATCAATGCTCGACATATCAAATGGGGAGTTTGAATCCTCTGACCCATTGATAAAAAGTCTCGACTCATTGTTTCCATCAAAAGTAAATACAATGTGATTCCAACCGGTAGATATATTCGTATCGGAATAATAAACACCAGAGTAATCCGAACCGTCGTTAATAAGAAATGCGATGGTGTTTTCTGTTGCTGTATAATCTCTCCAAAATACAAATGAAGATCCGCTATCATGAGCGCCTTTTCTAATTAAATCTTCATCGTGAGATGGGAGGGTTTCAAAGTTAACCCACATCGATATTGATAATTGAGTCCAATCATTAAGTATTGAATTACCAAGACTGACATAGTCCGTGGTATCATCAAATAAAACTGCTTGTTCAATCTTACCAGTGGAATAGTCAACTCCATTACCTGTACCGTCATAGTTGCCAAGTCTATCATTACAATTATTTTCAAATGAATAATACGCCTGGAGACCATTGCTAAGGTCTAATGTCGCACTTTCAGAGGAGCTTGATGATTCGGAGCTGCTGCTACTTGAGGATGAGCTTGAGCTTGATTCACAAGATGAGTTTGACGATGAATTGGAACTACTGCTTGACGATGAGGAGGAACTCAGATAGAATGAGCTTGAGGATGAGGAGGAGGAAGAACTGGATGAAGCTATATCGAATAAAATCTGCTCATCTTCAACGTCTGAACCAACATGTTCATCCCAATTACCATCAAATATTACAGTAGCATTTGTTATCGTTGCTTCATATGTTGTTGAAGTTATTGAATCAGAAGATATGGTCATTACTACCGCATTAACACCTCTGGTAGTATTGCCCCCAAAATGATGGCCGTTGTTTACTCTAATCTCATCAAACGTAATTGGAGTGTTAAATACTACAGTTGATCTCTGATTTGAAGCTCCTGTACGCACCCATCCATTATAGTTTGTAGAGCCGGTTTTACTACTACTTGTGTCGTATATATTGCGCGTTTCAAGTCCATAACTATAATATTGACCATAACAAGTATAATCAGATGGGCCAAGAGTTAACTTAGTTCCCTGATACCAGAAGTCTATTTGTCTGACTTCTATGTAAGAAGCGTCTCCATGGTTGGTGGCTATATCTAATACCAAGGATTTAGCTGTGTATTCATATACAGGTACATAAGAGCTTGAGCTTGAACTTGAACTACTCGACAATGAAGATGAACGAGAAGAGCTTGAACTGCTACTTGAAGAAACAGATACCCCACTGGCACTACTCGAAGAGGATGAAGACAATGAAGGTTCATCAGCAGAGTAAGTTAATAGGGTGCCATCCATAACACAGGCAGTGGCTTTGATCCATGCGTAGGATCGGGCGGAATTTGAAATCCTTAGTTCGCTGATTTTTCCGTCGAAAGCTCGCGCGCCGTTCGCGTTATACCCGATTTGAATCGCATTATTCCCGAATGTTAGCGCGTCGCCTTCCTTGGTATCATAGGCGACTGTCCCGCCGTTGACGACAATGTTCAAGGTGTCGGCGCTTGTCGCTGTGACCCCGAAAACAAAGGCGGTTCCGATCGTCAAAGAAGTTGAATTCGTGACCGTTGTGCGAATTTCGTCGGTTGAATCTTGGTGCGAAACCGAAAGAACATCGTTATCTAAATCAATGCCCGCCGATTCGGGGTCAAAGCCGATCAAGACATCATCATTCCAGCCGGGCAAGTCATTCGTAAGAATAGTTTTGTCGGCTCCAAGCGCGTCCGGGTTGACATGGCCTTCAACCGTCCATTCCGTAAACGCGGACCCCAAGGCCGAAACATTTATGACGTCGTCCGACCCGTCAAAATCAATTGCCTTGCCGAAATCGCCGTCAACCAAATCCCCGGACGTCATTGACCCTGCGGGCGTCCCATGATTCGCGTTCGACGTACTATCTTTTATCGCATTGGTTCCACCGCTTGGGTCTTGCGACATGTGCCAAACGCCAACGAAGTCATCATCCCAAACATTCTGTGCCGCCGCGTCGACGGTCTTGCCGACGTACCCGGTGGCGGTCCCGTCTGTGAGAACTTGATCGGCGCTGTTTATCGTGAAATTGTCGACGGAAGCGTTGACCTTGCCGTTTGGATCTTGTCTGAAATAAATAATGAAATAAACATCGCCGGTCTCGCTGTTGTCCAAGGCAAGCCCGGATGGACTTCCGTCCCATTCCCATCCAGAACCCGTGTCATAATATGCCGTGATAACGCCCGAAACCCGCGTCAACCGTAACTTTCCACTTGTCGCCGTCCTTGAAATATAGGTCGTCGATATATCGGTTCCGGTGCATTGTAACCGTTTAACATTATCGGCTGTCTGAATCGCGCCGATTTGTCCCAACGTTGAGTCGTCCGACGATTTTCTCACCATCATCGTCGGCATGTAGTTCAAAGAACTTGTCCCATCGTTTTCGGTCGTGATTTCAAATGAAACCTCAACGTCGAAATCGCCTTCGATTTCAAAGTTAGAAGTGACATAATTATTATGTTCCGACGAATTTCCGGGCGAATCAAAATTCAAGGCATTGCTTTGAATCGAAAGACAATCGTCGCCGCCCGAAACCGTTTTTGTCCAAAGAGTCGCGTTCGGTTCGTCACCGTCATTCCCGGTGAAGTCGTCAAATACTTCCAGCGACGTGATTTCAATATCATCATTTCGCCGGGTAATTGTTTCAATCTTGACGACCGTATCGGCAGTGTTAGAAACCGTTGGAACTTTGACCCATATTACCGCTTCGTCATTAGCAGGGTCCCATACATCTACTTCTACAAAACATTCCTCTCCATCTACTGTCGCCCTAAGATACTGCCATGAATCTTCCCCAAGAGTAGAGAAGAAACTTGATTCTTCTATCTTTATACCTACTGGAAAGTCAGTTAGTTCTGCATCGATCTTGGTGGAGTCTATTGAATACCATGCTTCTCTTGAGCTTGGTACGCCCACAGATGAACTACTACTTCTGGATGAGGATGATATGCTACTTGACGAAGATGAACGAGAGGAGGAAGAGGATGAACTACTGGCATCAAATTCTAAAAGTGTTCCATCGTATACAGCAGCAGTTGCCTTTATCCAAGCAGAACCTTTGACATCTCTGGATACTCTGAGTTCACTTATCTTACCTTTGAAGTAACCGGATGGGTCCCAGCCTCTTCTCGCCACATACATAGCTATGGATGTAAGAGTAACATCGGCTGTTAATGTATCTGTTGTTCCAGCTACACCATCTTCATAAGGAGTAAGAGTGTCTCCATTTCCCCCATCGGTTTCAAAAGCTAAATACTTCCACCCACCACCGTCAATACCGTCAAACTGTCCTCTACCGCATCGAGTTGAAGCCCCACTAAAAACATCGAGAAGTACATCATCATCAGAGGTAGGAGGATAGATTGCAATCTGCCACTGATCTCCAGTACTTGCATCCCTTTGGTTAGCTATCCACCCACCGTGAGTAGCACCTTGTGTTTCAGCCTTAATATAGGCTTCAATCGAGATTGGTGTGTCTTCTCTACTAAAAGCTGACGCAAGTAAGTACTGCGATGTTCCATTGAAGTCAAGTGCTTTGCCGAAACCTTCATCAACAAGATCACCAGCAACCATTGAACCATAAGGGGTAAGATGGCGAGTGCGATTTGAATCAAGGATGCAATCTGTTCCACCGCTTGGATCTTGTGCCATGTGGTGAACAGTGATATACTTCTCTAACCATACTTGTCTACCAGCTATGCCACCAGTGTAGCCAACATATGCGGTTACACCATCGGCTGAGTTGATAGTAAAGTTATCGATGTCAACTTCAACTTCGCCATTTACTTCCTGCTCAAAAGTAATCTGAACCTGCATTTCTCCCGTTTTGGTTCCGAGAGAATACCAAGCACCAGCAACACCATCCCATTCCCATCTGTCACTTACCGGATCATACCATTGAGCAGCAACAACTCCGCTTACCCTTCTGAGCCTCAACTTAGTAGAATAAGGTTCACTTGGAGGGGTAAAATGATCTTGTGATACATCAGTACTTCGAGCGTCAATCCTTCTTTCACTTACACTTCTATAAACACTTATAGAAGCAACCCAACCATAAGCAACTACAGAGAGTGTAGGGGCATAGTTTACATTAGTAGATGGAACACCATTCTCGATGACATCAACATCTAATTGAATATCAAAGTCGCCGGTAAAGCCGAACTTTGATTGAAACCTCTCCTGCGTCATTGTTGATACAGAAGTAGCATCGAAATGGAGTTTGTTATCTTGAATGCTAAGATAGGTTGTTCCAGCGGTTGTACTTTGATACCAAAGAGAAGTATCAGGAGTGTCGCCATCGTCTCCTGTAAAATCATCCCAAACCGTCTGGCTGGATACTTCTACTTCATCATTTCTACTTCCTAATAGTTCAATGGTGATACATGTATCTTCTGTGCTTGATACCGTTGGAACTTTGACCCATATAGTAGCTGTTTGATTGGTAGTATCCCAATCAACCACTTCCACATAGCACTCTTCTCCCTCTACCGTTGCCTTAATGTTGCGCCAATCAGTAGATGACCGACCAAATACAAATCCAGTTTCAGCATTGATCTCTATACCCACCGGAAAGTCAGTAAGCTCAGAATCAACTTTACTACTGTCAATGGTATAGTAAATCTTTTCATCTGGAGGGGTATGTGTAATCAATGATCCATTCAAGTTCTCGTACATCGCTTGAATGAAATCATCAGAGAGAACACTTGTTGCTATAAAGAGTTCGTCATATGTGCCATCGCTGAAAAGATCTTGACTATCAGTATAGTTTCTTGCAGCTACATGGAATGGTTGTGAAGGAGTTTGGTTGTATGCATATGGTTGGGCTACATCTTCCGCATTTCCGTTAATGTTGTAGTGGACATTACTTCCTGATGAATCAAACCCAACACCTATTATGTTGTCACCGGAAGAGATAAGGTTGGTTGAGTCTACATTTCTCCATACACTTCTTAGGTAGGTGCAACGAACAAAACTACTCGTACCACTTATAAGAATGCTGACACCTTGCTGACCGGATGTTCCGAAGTGACCTTGGTGGGTGATCGATCTGGAACTGGTGTGAGTAGCAGAGGAGAAATTCATCTTGGCAATGACAGTAAAGTTTGTGCCAAGTTGTAGACTACTATTGGAGAGATAATCATTATCTCCATCAAAGGCAATGCCCTTGTTCCAATCATCGTCAACGAGATCGGTGTCAGTCATTGTTCCATTTGAAGTCAAATTATAACTTCCCTTGGAATCTTTGACTTGTGGAGCAGTGCCAGATGGATCTTCTGACATATGATAGACTGCTGTAAACGCAGACCATACCGTTTGGCCGGGAGTACTACCTACCCAACCTACATAGGAGAGGTTAATGGATGAGAGAGTAGTGATAGTGATGACGGTATCTTCAGAAGAGGAGACACTTGGGACTCTTATCCAGAGAACTGCTTCATCATTATTTGGATCCCATTTATCTACTTCTATGTAACACTCAGTTCCACCAACAGTTGCTTTTAAGTACTCCCAATCTTGATCATCAAGATCAGTAAAGAATGAACTCTCTTCAATCTTTACTGCTACCGGAAAGTTGGAGAGGTCAGAGTCTACCTTTGTCGAGTCAATGGTATAATAGATTGAGCGAGAGGTTGGTGGTGGTACTGCCGATGATGAACTGGATGAACTACTCTCCGAAGAGCTGGATGAAGACTTTGATGAACTACTCTCCGAAGAGGAAGAGGATGAGCCGTTGTATCCCACTCTGTATGATCTTATCTCTGCATCACCAAAGTCAGGCTCACCTGATACGGTGTCTATTGTATCCCATTGAGAAGTACTCTCGTTGTAAACCTGTAAGCGCCAACCAACAGGTGCGTCATTGTCTGAATAGCTGCCGCCTCTGGCTTGGATTTGATACCAAACTGGATCAATTTGAATGCCGTCATTGAATTCAAACATCCACCAATGATCGGTTATTGGGGTATCGTAGCCTGAGTGCCACATACCGGAATCAACAAGAGCATATTCGGCAGGATTACTGTCGTTGTATTCAGAGGAGGCAGAAGCAACGCCATTTGCTTCAGACATAGCTTGACTGCCACCTATTGTTTCGGATATAAGTATTTTGGTAAGTACTACATAACCACGGAAAGATGATGATCCTTCATCAAACAGAAAGCGCAACTTGGTGCCGGGAAGAGTAGAGCTTGAACTACTCAACGATGAGGAAGATCGAGAGCTTGAAGATTTACTACTGCTTGAACTGCTCGACTCCTCAAACCACAGTCGATATGCTTTTACATGCGCCATTTACTTACCATTCGTCTTTAATTGCTTAAATGCCTTATAAGCTCTAACAGATGGATACCTACCATTATTTGACCATTTATTCGGTTTAGCATTGCCATACTTCACAACACCAGTAAAATTAAAAACATAAACCGCCTTATATCCCTTTACGTGTGCCATTAAATTACCCTCATTGCGAGCGAATTACTAACATTGGCATTGCAATACATATATAACCAACCTTCGTCACAAATGGTATAGGTTGAAGTACCATCAGGAGTTGTATCCCAAGCTGCTACCGTTAATGATGTTCCATCGTTATCAGTAATCGCTCTGAATTGACCAGCACCCGTTCCTCCAGTGATGATTAAAACCTTACCAATATGTTCATCATTAGTCCACGACTTAGTGGTATCATTCAATGTTGTAGATGTATTCGATCCAGACGACGTTCCTGTGTCTATATCACCCACGGAAATAGTAGTTTCATGAGTGTTGCCACATTGAACCCTAAGAAATGGACAGTCTTTATGAAAAGGCCCACCATAACAATTATCACCATTATATACCGCCCAAGGAGCCATACCATACATATTTTGTTGCGCTGGATCAGGATCCATCGCCCCTGGGTTAATGGGGTTTTGCGGAGCGTTGTAATCGGTATTAGGCCCAGTACCCTCGGTTGCATACCAAAAATTATACGCGTAATTATAATCAGTTAAGGCCATTGCCCACTTACATGGATATGTTCCAATTTTATCACCAGAATCATAAGAATAAGTTAACGAATCAACAGTAATTTGATCCGATCCAGAGTTCACTGCTGTAACTGTGCAGAGTTCTCTATTATCTTCATTGAATATCTTGTACTCATTCCCAACAGTGAAATCATCCGCTTCACCAGAACCAAGAGTTATAACCACACTACTTCCAGATGATACACCCGATGCCAATGTACCAATTGCTTCCTCATACCAAGGAGTGAACAAACCAAAAACAATGCCATCAGCTTCCGTAGCTTGGTCGTGATAAGAACAAATAATAAATCCATCCTTGGTAGCAGATGCCCACACATAACCAGGACCATCGTCATCAAAGTCAATATGAGAATAAGTAGCATTGCCAAAATAATAAGTTTGGGCATGACTCACGCCATCCCATCCAGCACACCCAAACACTTCAATAACATTAGTATCCTGATGAATCCAAACATATATTTTCTGTTCATTACCCGACTCACCTGAGGATGATAAAACGTAACCATAATTGGTGGAGGTTGTGTCCTCCAAAGTCCAACCAGCGGATACCAAGGTGTCTTTGATTTTATCAATCGCATCCTGAGTATCAGACGCATAATAACCGACCACACTTGCTAAAGTCATTTATATTTCCTTTCCCTAAAAAATGCTGCCGACATACAATAAACGCAATACTTCTCTTTTGTGCTGATTCTTTTAACTATCACTCGATACTTTCTACAATTAGAACAGACGCACTTTTGCAATAGAGATCTCCTCACCCTGATACCCTGATTTGAATATATCTCCAATCCACCACGGTACTTCCACTATAGGCTTGCCATGATGGAGAAGCTGCATCCTGATCAAAAGAATCAGACTGCCCTCTCACGCTTATAGTTGGAGTCCCTACTCCGGAATCATCTTGATTGTAACTCAGATTGATAAATTTCTGATTAGTATCCCCAGTATCCATAACCGGAGAGACGAATGATTCTCCTCCTCCTAAAATGATATCATCGAATCTCAGAGTTTCTGTGCCATACATGGTAATGCGAGCTTGCGTCAATTCCCCTTCGACAGTCCATTCCAACCAATCATTCAAATCGTAATCCTGAGGAGGTCTCGCTCCATAATGCCATCCATATATCGAAGCGGTGGAAGAGGATACACTGGAGGAAGAGGAAGATTCCGAAAGACTCCGACTGCTTGAAGAGGAGGAAGAGACATCAACTTCATAATCGAGCATAAATTGAGGGATGATTATTTCATGACTCGGTATATCCATGGGATATATGATTTCAATATAAATGCGCCTCGATGTCCCTGATGGAATATCACCAATGCTCAGATAATCATCAGACCGACTCCAGCCCCCTCCAATTGGTTTGTAATTGGATTGAAGATCATCTATTATTCCTGATCCTCGAACACCAGAGGAACGGGCTCTGATCCATTTTTCTGAGACGACTCTTTGTCCCTTTGAATATGTCTGTCCGGAGAACTGCCGATTTGAAGTGCCGATCGTCAATTTGAGATTGATCAGATCGTCATCCCCATAGTTGGAGATCCAGATATATTTCTCAGATTGAGATCCATCATACACGATATCAATAATCCCTCTCGTCGTCTCTGGGGCTGTCCCATAGGATGCGGAAGAAAGGGACGAGGATGACGATGAGGATTCGCTTGAGGAGGATGTTGAAGAGGATGAGCTGGATCTGGAAGAGGATGATCTGGATGAACTCGAGGATGAGAATGAACTGGAGGAGGAACTGGAAGATGACTCCTCAGTCCAAGACAATGTAAGGTCATCTGTTAGGTTTGCTTGATCTGCATACCCAATAAGTTTTACTTGAACATAGTTCCATGACCTGAGCTTCTTTACTCCTGCCCAAGACTCCCAACTTATGCTCGTTGAATCTTGTGTGAAAGAAGTAGCACTTCCACGAATATATACTTCAAATATGCCAGACCCACCGAGAGATCCAAAGGCATCAAATGTTAGGTCAAATTCGTTGTAGTTGTTCTCTGTGTCTACTACCGGAGAGTGACCAATCTCTCCTTGCTGAAGAGATATCTGGCCCCAATCTGAATCACCGGATATGGTAGGAGATCCACCAGCCCCATCAGACCAGAGTGCCCAAGACGATGCATCAAACTGTGCTGGTGGATTCTCTTCTCCAAATGCAGTGCCAACTCCCAATATTTGAATGAGAGAGAAAGAGGAAGAGCTGGAACGAGAAGAACTTGACAGGCTCGAACTACTCCGAGAGCTTGATGAACTCTCTGACGATGAACTTGAACTTCTCGAAGAGCTTGACTCAGAAACAGAAGTACTGGAGCTGGAGGAAGAGGAGGAGCTGCGCCAATCTATGTTGAGTGTTATATCCGCTACACGTACATAGGTAGATGTACTGCTACTGGATTTGCTGCTACTGGATCGAGAACTTGACGATGAAGATACAGAAGTTGATGACGATGAACGTGACGAACTTGAAGACGATGACGAGGATTCACTCAAACATGACGAAGACGATGAACTACAAGATGAATTGCAATTGCTTGAAGACGATGAACTACGTTCCTCAGAAGAAGACGAAGAACTGGAGCTTGATCTTGACTCTACAGAGAAGCTACTTGACGAGCTTGACGATTCAGAGGTTGATGAACTACTTTTAGAGGAGCTGGATGAACTACTACGAGAACTGGAAGACGATGACGATGATGACTCATAATCTAAATAATTGAATCCAGATGGAGCAGAGTACGAGCAATCAGCTTCATTGAATGCTTCATCCAGATAATGACCGCTGTAGAAGATAGAGGCGGCAGGTCGGAAAGAAGACCAAGAAAGTGTTGCTGCTGGATTGGTTCCATTAGCTGGATCACCTGAGTTTTGCCAAACGCCATTCTTGCTGAACCAAACCTTGCCAGTGTCGGCATCCAAGGCAACACCAATAGTATCACCAAAGGAATAAGTACTTCCAAAACTACTTCCAGAGCCACCAAAGAATATACCGCCAGTATTGTTGTAATAACCAATGGAGTCTTCGGCAACATCATATCCTAAGTAATTCGTAAATGGAAAACTGAAGTCTGGACTAATAAGGCCACCGGCAAAGACTTCGTGCGAACCACCACCACCATAATATACTTCCCAATACCACTTGCCAGATGTTATTTCATCTTCCCCTGCGACAACGTGATAAGCATTGTTAGTAATTTTGGTGGCTCTGGAATCACTAAGACTGAGGCTGATATTTGCATCTTTATAAGTACTACTCCAGTTATGTGCCATTACAGGGCCGTCACTTTCACTTGAAAGTATCTCGAAGTAATGTGTATTTCACCAGTGTAGTTTTGCCAAGATGGGGAACTGGCATCTACAGTGAATAGATCATTTGACAATCTGTATTGAATAGATGCATTGCCTCTGCCGGTTGATTGTTGATCCTTATCAATGACAATTTCTTTGTATCTGCCTTCCTCAAAATCGCCAAAGTCAACTACATTGGAAACAACTTCTTCACCCGTATTAAGCATGAGACTACCATAAACGGTATCATAACGGGCTTCGCTATCATCATGCCCTTTAAAATTCCACAAAGACCATTGCAAGGTATCATACCCACTTGGGGAAGGTGGCGTCCAACCCCAATGTCTTCCATCCGTAGTGTCCATCAATCCTGCTTTGTATGCAATGGTGGAAACTTCCATGTAGCTTAGTTCTCTGAAAAAGCTGCATGAATCATCCATTGTGCCTTGGAAACTTCTACTATAATCCTCAAATACATATGCATCGCCAAAGCATAAACGAGCACTAAACTCAAGGCTAAGAGTATAACCTGTTCTGAAAGATTCACCTTCCAACACGCCATTCAAATACAGCTTGATTGATTCTCCATTGCATACAACGGCATAGGCATACGTGTTACCCGCAACAATCGGCGTTGTGCTTTTTACTACTGTTCTGTTTGAAAGTTGGGTATCTGGATCTATTCTATGAAAGTAAGACACCGACAACAGATTGTCTTCCAAGTTCATTTGTTCTGGAGCTGGATCAATACCAATAATCATACGGGCCTGAGTATAATATGTTACCTCTTCTCCTTCATTAGACGAAGCAATAATCATACCAGCTTCTACTGTCGTAGGTTTAAAAACACCAGCAATGGCCCATGTTCCGGGATTGTCCCTGTCCATTGTAATAGCAGAGATACAACCACGACCATCACTGAAATCAACAGATGCTTGCCCATCCCCAACCAATGATGTTTGATTCAAAGTATAGTCGCCAGAATACAAACCATCGTAGCGGTTATCACCAAATTTGTTAGCTGCATCCACCATTGTTGTGCCTGATGTCTCATCAAACTTATAATATACTTCGGGGTCTAAACTAAGTATGTAAGAACTCAAACCTTCCGTTGGCGTTGAGAAAGAAGATGAGGATGAAGACCAAGAGGTAGAAGATGATGAACATGAACACGAGCTACTTGTAGACCATGTGCTGAGAGAGGAGCTACTCGAAGACAATGACAAACTACCTAAACAGTTAATATTATCAGCACTATAGACTTGAAAATTGTCAGCCCACGCATCGACATAACCCCAATTGTTTTCGTTGTCTGGATCATCCACATCATATCGAGAGAAGTAAACTCTAAAGTAAACATCCAAGCTATACCCATCAAATAATACAACACCATCACGATTGAGTTCTATCGGATCAAAGTTATCAGCAAATGCCCAAGGGTTCTCATAGCGTGGATCGTGATACCAACACTTGATTACACCTGACTCCCTGACAATTCTAAGTGTGCCATAAAAGATCAATGATGGGTGATCGGTGTAATATGTGCCACCTACAGAGTCCTGACCATTAAACCATTCGTAACCATCGTACTCATCAACGGCATCTTCATAGAAGAAAAAGCGTTTGATTGATCCAAGCTTGTTATCACCATTGACAGAGTAGACCGCCAGTTCGGGAAACACAGAATCCCCATTGGGTATATCAACAGCGGCATTTGTAAGCAAGTACTCCTCAACGCCAAACTCAACCCTGACATCAAAATCACCACTAATAGTAAAACGCGATTGGATATATGATTCATATTTATCGGGGCCAACAGGAGAAATAAATCTTAACTGGTTGTCTTTGATTCTTAATTGGTGCGGGATTCTACCAACTTCTACCGTATCCCACATGTTATTGTTTGCCCTGTCACCGTCATTACCTGTAAAGGTATGCAACGCATGATCCATATAACATGAACGGGAGGAGCTACTACTGCTGGAAAAAGACGATGAACTATAAGTAGAAGCAGAACTTGAACTGCTCGAAGATGAACTCACATCTACCGGTAAAGTCAAAGGTGATACAAACCCTTCGGGTGCTTCATATTCCCATTGCCAATCAGCAAATCTCGACTTGGCAATATTACTTTCGTTGCCCAACGTAACGGCAGCAGAGACTTGTTTGTATTTGAAATCAATTGGGCGATCCCAAGTATAATCCCTGTATTCAAGATCATAAAGATAAATACCGCTCCAACTATAAGGGTCAAAAGTATGCTTGTGATATGTTGGATAGAAACCGGTCTCAGGATCGGCAGGGGTCTCTGGATTACCACCATCACCAATCCAATCACCATCTACCCCCACCCAAAATCTTCCCCTGTCTATATCAAGGGCCATCATCAAGGTGTGCGGATCATTGTATCCTAAACCAGTAGTAAATGAATACCTCCCCATATAAACTGCACCCGGATCATACTTCAACATGTAATTTGACCAAATATATCCAGACGCCATATGCCAAGCATAAGATCGCTTTGTACCCGTTTGATCCTGTAAATTAAAATTAAGGATCATGCCCCAATCATCTTCTTCATAGGGTTGGTTGCGCAGAGCAATCCCAAAACTTGCCGCATAAGTACTAACCGGAAAGTCTACTTCCCAATAGAACTTTCCATGTGAGTGAATCCATTTGGACAAACACGAATGGGAATTGCTGGAAAGCATAGTTGCAACACGATCATTGTTGCCAACAAAGATACCGGCATTGCCAATTTCCCACCCATCCTTAATATCATAAATAGCAGCAGAGCTACTACTACTGGATTTACATGAGCTTGAACTACTGCTACTGGATCGTGACGATGAACTTGATGATCGACAAGAACTTGAACTGGATGAACTGGATGACCGACTGCTGCTGCTACTTGAACTGGATGAACGGCTACTTGAGCTGGATGAACGGCTACTGGAAGACCTTGATGATGAACTCGATGAACGGGAAGAACTTGATTCAGAAGTTGATGAACTGGAACGGGATGAACTGGAACTTGAAGTGGAACTGGATGAGCTACTTGAGAAACTCCAATCCATAGGGAAGAAGTCAAGAAACCCTGTGGGTGCGCTGTATGTTTGATCATACCAGTCACCCTGCATCTCCATTACATCGCCATCAATATAAGTACATGCAACAGGAGTAAATGAGTTTCCAGTGATACCGGTCATTGCCGGATACTTATTATTGTGAGGCTCTCCCGGTTGTCCTTCAGTTGGAGAATTCTGCCAAACACCATTTACACTAAACCAAATTCTCCCTCTACTGATATCAAAGGCTACGCCAACAATATCACCATCGACTAATGAACTTCCAATACTTCCTGTTTGTGTATTGTCATTGTAGTATCTTCGGTTGTCGGTGCGGAAGACCCATTCATAAGCAGTACCACCGGGAGTATATTCATCATCGAAAACATAGGATTCGTTGGCAATACCTATGACTTGGAATGCTCCGTGGGTAGTAAACTTTGTTTCAAAGTACCACCGGCCCGCACTCTTCGATGGGAGACCCATAATGGCAGATATATCTGATGTGCCGGAATGAGTGACCGTTCTGTCTTTATTAGATAGAGAATGAGCCTCTGGCGTTAGGTTGCTGGAATCCCATTTGCCTGTAACAAGTGAACGAGAAGAGGATGAACGGGAACTACTGGAAGATGAAAGAGAAGATGACGATGAACTGGAACTTTCATCCAAATAGTAGAATCCACTTGGTGCGCTGTAATCACAGAGAGCTTCGGTTGCCTGATGTTTATACCAACCATTAGTAACATTGGTCGATATGCCAACACGGAATGAATAACCACGCCCATAAGTATAAGCCGGATTTGCTCCTGTCGCTGGATTACCACTACCCTGCCAAACACCGTTTTTACTGAACCATATCTTACCTTCGGTGGCATCAATAGCCACACCAATGATATCATTGCCGGTGTAAGCACTTCCAAAAGTATTGCCGGATTGGTCATACCATAGTTGACCATCACCACGATAAGATATATGATCTGGATGTTCTTGCCATGCTTCATTGTCCCGGTAATCACCAAGCTGATCACCAAATGGAAAGTTCATTGTGGATAGGCGAACACCCACATTATGAGTAAGGGAGTATCCAGCTTGGAACTCCATATACCATTGACCGCTATCAAGAACAACATCCAAGAATGCAGAAGCTTGATTACTATTTCTCCAAGTCCATGTAATCTGAGTTCCGCTTATTGCGTAAGCAGATGATCCTATAAGGTTGATACCTACTCCGGCCCAAGCTACCATTATCTTATCCTATAAGAAGTTACGATGCTTAAAAAACATGGTGCCACCTTCCACCAAGTCTTTGTATGCCTTTGCATAATTCATATAACGACAATGAGGACAGCGTTCAAAGTCAGGATGCATATTTACACGTCGATCCCAGATGTCAGCAAACGAACCACTCCGAAGATCACCAAGACAAAACCGATCAATGCCACGATACTGACAACAATAGTATACTTTTCCATCAGCACATACAATCCCAACGAGGCCAGCAATAGCACAAGGCAGATCATCAACAGCAACATATCTATCCGTCCTGATTGTTTTGTTCTCTTGAACACCCGGAATAACGTAGTCATCATATTTGCTCCCGTTATACCATGCTGGCTTGAATTGAATGTAAGCAACGTCCAATTCCTTAGCCAGTTCTTGCGCTTTGGGTATGTCAACCTTGTTGGTTTCATTCACAACAAAAGAAATGCCAACCAGCGCTCCGTGGCTCTTCGCTATCTTGATATTTGATATGACTCTTTCAAAGCATGCAACACCTTTTACTTTGTGATAGACTTCTGGCGTTGCAGCATCCAAAGACACTCGAATAAATTTGAACCGGTCTGGCCTTGGTATACCATCGATTCTTAAACCATTTGTGACCAAACCAACTTCAAAACCTAACGCTATGGCATAGTCTACCATATCGTGAAAGTTTTTATGAAGCGTAGGTTCTCCACCACCTGTGAATGTAATAGATCGCACAAATACTTTTTTCAAATCCAACAACAGATACCGATACAAATCCATTGGTAAATCTTTAGGATTACTCTCTCGTACTTTGGCAAACATGCAAAAGTCACACATCAACTGACAACGATTGGTAGGATCAATTTCCACTGACACCGGCATCGTTGGTTCACCTTTAACTAACCGCTCCACTTTATCCAAGTAATAGTAAATCTTACGTTCCATTCACTCGCTCCGTTCTATTAAAGTACTTTACCATCCCACCACCCTTCAAGATACTTCTTATCGCCAGTTTCCCAATAAGGGACTAAGGTTGTTTGTTCAGAACGGTTGAGGAATATCATATTGGGGCCAAAATCACAATACTTGCGTTCCACCGGTTCCATTCTAAAGTCACGCCTTACCTTGTGCTCAGCATGCAAATGTCTAAGCCCAAAGTGTTTGCGAAACGTTGACCTCTCTGTTATTTCATTCTTTTCGTCACCCGGAGGAAAGCATTTGAAATGGGCTTCATACGGATTGTCAACTATTCTAATTCTGTAACCGTTTTCATGGCAGTGTTTGCCCATACGGGCCTCTGCATTGCCTACATTGAAAGTATAAATCTTGCGCACATAGGTATCCCATATATCCATTGCAATATCTATCTTGGTCAACCATGCCATCGTACCGGCATAGTTTTTCTTTGGGATATACTCGCAAGTTACCATGTCGTGATATTCAAGCATTTCAAACAACATGTAAAAGTTCTCGGGTTTTTCCAAAATGCAATCACCGTTAAGGTTAAATACATATTCAAACCCCATCGACCAAAGCATTTTCAAGCCATACCACATATTCCATGCATGGGGAATGCCCACACCAGAGGCCCATGTTTTGTGTTTCATCATTAAAGCATCGGCTTTCATCAATGTAGCCGTAGACGGCATCCTTCTTTCAACCTGTAGGTTTTCTGCATAGAAGGGGTTGTCGTATGCCAACAATGTAAAGTATCCGGTTTTCCTACATGAATCGAGACAAGCACCCAACCATTTCACTTGATAATAATGGGATGGAACAATAATTGCCACTTTCTTTCTCAGTCTTTGAGCAGACTTTAAATCACGATCATTGTTTTGATAAACCTTGTGTTCCTCATCCCACCAGCGTTGGTATTGCGCATCACTATGTTCTAACCCACGGTCACGATGTTGTTTGACTTTCTTCTCAAGCCAATCTAAGCGCCAATTGTACAGTGAACATGGGTCAAATTCCTTGTCAGACTTGCCATCCCATTGCTCGATCATTATGCGCTTGATATTTTTATTCGATTCCATAGTCTCTACCTTTCAACTGTGCATTTGTGTTCTGCGTGAGTACCAAATGTCAAGCACCAATAGATCAGCCCATCGTCATGATTGATCTGGAAATAGAACCCTACCTCTTTGAACCTCCCATCTACCATCGCATTATAGTGGGGAGGGGAATCCTTCCATATATCGAAAACATCCTGAGCAGACGATCCTCCGTAGGCAGCATTCTCACCCACGATGAAAGTATCTCCTCCGTCATTATAAAAAGCATCCTCTATTCTCTCCGGTGGCCAAGTTCCATCTGATCCCTGATGACTGATGTCCTGCCTGTCCGCCATATCCAGAGCATGCCTTTTAGCGGCAAGAGTAAGATTAGGATTATAGACACAAGGACTGAGATTCAGTAAATCTCTCTCAGCATTCATGATATCGATAAACTCGAACATCAATCCCAATCGATCACCCGCGTAGGATGAGGATGAGGAGGATACGCTGATTGATGTAGATGACGAAGAACTCGAGGAGGACGACTCAGATGAACTTGAAAGGGAAAATGATGTAGAGGATGAGGAGCATGAGGATGACGACTTAGAACTGCTTGATACTGAGGTGGATGACCATGAATTGGAAGAAGAAGAGGATGAGGACACGAACTCTACAACGAATGTATCAAGGGTTCCTCCGATTGTCTGGTTGGATTCAATAACGCCGGCAGCCACCTGTCTTTGCTCGGAATAATTTATTAGCCCCTCAATAGCCTCTTCAAGAATAACCAACCGAGATTGGCTTAATGGATCGACAGGATCAACGTCAACTATATCGGCTGCAGCCATGACTTTAGTTTGGCGGAAGAAACTCTCAGTATAAGAAGTTCTTGTTCCATCAATAGAAGTCCGATAGTCTGCCATCGCCAGATCATTTGGCGCAAGGAAAGATGGATCATAATCCTCCCATGAAACCTTGTAGGTATAGAGGATAGCAATGGGATATGTCCATGGTTCCCCAGATACTCGATAGTTTCCATTAGAAGATAAAGAAACTTCCAACATCCTCCCATTTTTAGACATCACCTGCTCATTGACGGGAGTAGTTCCAACGACCCCCGCAATCATCGCCGACCCCAGAGATAACTCATTAAACCAAAGTTCTGCCGATGCTATTGGAGGAGATACTGTCCCAGTTAATTCTCCTTTGTTATTGATCAACTTATACCAAGAACAGATCCAATGATTATCAAGAGCATTATGCCAACTATAGTATACGCTCTTTCTTCTCATCACTCCATGCCAGACATATAATTGATACATGCATTCTGTAGTGAACTTCGATTGCATCCACCACTTGGCTCTGGGTAATCCTGATAAGTTTGGAATTCTCAGAAGAGTATCCTGCTTATAAGACTTTGGAGCAGCGAATGGAACCCATGGAGTTTTGCTATCATCCTTTCCGAACTCTGCTGTCTCATCATGATCCTCAAAGTCTTCAATACCAATGGGAGTGATCAATTGAATATTGGAACGAAGGAAATAATCGGCGTTGGCATAAGCATCATAGTAAGCGTTGGAGAATTCCTCAGTCCATTGATTACTCTGGAAGATGGCCTTGGTATTGAATCCCTGAGGAGTCTTGATCACAGGAGCCAATCCTCCCATCAATCCATTCGTGAAATCCTTACAGTGATTTAGTTTCCTCGTTCCTCTATAAGATACTGTTCCTGCTGGGATGGCCGGATACCCTCCCTTATCGTCACAGTCATCTTCCCACCAAGTAGTGAATGTTTGAACTGCCTGCCGATTTTTATTATCTCCCTGATGAATCTCATTGTGACGATAGACTTCGCTACAACCATCACAGGCATTCTCTCCAATTACGCAGGGATTTGTACTTTCAAGATCACTATCTTCAATCCCATGTCTCCCTCTGAAAACATAGATATCATCCGCCTCTACGACGGGGGCATACTGCTTAAAGACATCCTGTAGAGTGTGGCTATGTTTATACCCAGTAAGAAGTTGATTATCTCCAATAGAATAAACGAACCAATCATATCCAATTCCATCATTACCAATGAGAATGAGGAGGGGAACTTTATCACAGGACTTTGGATCATCCCAGAAACCGATCACTCGAGGATGACGGAGGACTTGATTAGCATATTGAACAACTACGGTATCTCCTACGTCAAAGGCTTCAGCATCGCATTGCATGTAATTGACCGGGCATTGGATCACTTCTCTCTCTGGGGAGAAGACGGAAGCATCCAATCTGACCTCAACATTCTTGGTGTCAATCTTGGATATTATTTTACCCTTACGATAAAGGGGATACTCTTCCTGCCATCTGGGATTGTCTTTATGTGAGAAGATATAAAAGAGAACAGATCCGGCTTCTGCTTTCTTCTGCTTGATCAAATCAATAGGATCGGCCCATCTCCGATCAGGAGTTTGAGAATAAGCTCCAACATTGGGAACCAAGCGGATATAAGAATCGCCAATCTGCTTTGACTTTTCGGGATACCAATTATTGATATCAACTGCCCTGACTTTGGCTCCCTCTTCGAGTTCATCCTTGGTGATTCCTTTTGCCCAGTAGGCAAAGTTATTACCCGGAAATTTTATTTGATATAGATTGTTTGCCGAGTCGGCATAAGTGATGACGGCATAACTCATATGAAATAACCCTCCACCGTAGAGGAATGATTCCTGTTGGAAGTAAACCCATGAGTGATCTTTGTTACCCTCACGGATTGCCGACCAATGCCGGAGAGGCGACTATCTTTGATAGAGATAACGCTACCTACTGTAAGATAAGGATTGAGAAGAGACGTAAATTTAATTTGACTTCCTTGTCTTAATCCCTCCCGTAAATAAGCATCGGCCAATCTCTCTGCGTGAGTCTGGGTTTCTACGAGTGAGGTAAAAATTGAAAACGTGACTGTACCGTATTTAGAAAGATAAGAAGACGAGGCAATCGCTTCAGCATAGATCGGGTCGGTTGCTCCTGTTACTTCTACTTTGGTATACACATCTTCTGAGGACCCAACGATGTCGATCTGAGTTATGTCAGTTTCGTCGTAGTAAAACTCTGGTGACGATTCTGCGACATCACGAACGATCAGTTTTCCGAATGAATCAATATACGCTTCTACATCTGGACCCCATGATGTCCTCATATCATTCAAACCGGCGAGAGCATTCTGATAACTCAGTGAGAACGACGTGAGCGAGAGATAATCGGTGAAGGATAGAGCATACTCTATTCCCGCCTGTTCGCACCAATACTCGACGAGTGCTTTCGAATAACCCGTATATTCATCAGATGACCATAGATCTTTCGACAATTCCAATCGCCTCGCAAGATTCACTCCGGAAATATTGATGGAATTAGTTGCGGCGGAGACATAAGATTCCGATACGCTCCTAATCAACCCGATCATGACTTGAATCGATTGGATGTCCCCCCTACCATAAAAGATCTCGACTTCATTCCCAATGTAAGGAACCAAGAGATCTGTTTTCAATCTTGGATTCCATTCTGATGCCTTCGATATATTGAAGGTGAAGGTGGAAAGAGGGTTTGAACGATCAAGACTGATTGAGAAATTCGTGACGGTTGGCATATCGATATATGCTTCGTTCCCTTTGTTTATTCTAATAGATGCGGATGGCATATGCAATTTCCCTTTGAAGATGAGATCACAAAATGAGGAGTCAAAAAATCTCATCTCATATGGTATCGTCAATTTCATTATGCTGAACTCGAGGATGAGGATGAGGAAGTACTCGAGGATGAGGATGAAGTGAATTGATAATCACCATCTCCCAGTAGTTTTTCGACTACTGATAATTGAATTGATGTCTTGATCTTCTCTCCATCTGGAGAACCAGAAGCAGATCGAATGATAACTCTCCATATTGAAGTGAGATAGCAATAAATGAATGTTGAATCATTATCCTCTTTGAAGGAAATAAGAGTTTCATATTCATCGAGAGTCAGCCAAGTGATGATCCTGATCTCCCTCCTTCCTTCAGCAAAACCCCAATCGGTAGTGATTACATTACCATTAAGGGTATCAACTTTGGTGATCTGTCTCGAAGCAGAATCTGAGTAGTCATTTTCATCAATCATAAATTGAATAGACGACTCACCACTGACACGTTGTTTGGTACATAAAATAGCTGCCAACATAGTTAAGCTCCAAACACTTTAAAGGGCTCGTTTGCTGCCTTGATAAGCAGTTCTTTAAACAATGATTCCAACAAACCTTTGAGCCAAGGTTCCGTCTCACCCACCACTTGCACCTGTATTAAATTAGCCGCATCCTCAGTTTTAAGCAATTCGGTTTTGGCCTTTAAAAATGCAATCTCGGCATCATTAAGTGCTTTTTGTTGATCAAGTGCTTGCTTCTGTAAGGCCATCTGTTCTTGTAGAATTTCTTGATACAACCACTTGTCGCTCATTGAACCTTGGAAATCGAGCAGTTTATCAAACATGGTGCCAGCAGCACTTGCTGTCGCCTCAACAGACTTTCCAACACCTTCAAATGCCGCTTTAAGCACTTCTGCATTTGCCTCTACCTGAGCAATATCAAGTTTGGCCTTCCATTCAACCTTTTGCTTAATAATTTCATGGGTGCGTTTGGCGTCGTCTTCCGCCATCTTAAGATTATGTTGCAGTTGTTCCGTATGAATCTTAAACTCACGATCTGACATTTCATCAATGGTCTTGTCTAATACTTTAATCTCCTCAAGACCCTCGTTAATAGCACCACTCATAAGAATGGCTTCGCCGGTAATAGTGTTGAAAATCAAGTCACCGGGAGCACGAATATCTTTGATTTTGGTTTCAAGTTCTTCGGCCGCATCACCAACCTTTTCCAAACCCATACCATAATACATAAATTGGGTGTCTACTTCAGTTATGATGTCTCTTTGCTTTTCCAATTCTGTATTAAGACCGGTAATACCCGTATCATTAGCAATGTTAGAAAATTGACTGAAATAATTTTTAGTGTCATCACCCATTTCTTTAACAAGCGTACCAAAGTCCTTCATTGCCTCTTTATGCACTGCTATAGGTGATGCAAGTTCTGTATTAAGAGTATCGGCATATGCTAATGTTTCGTCATCCAATACCTGAAAACCCTCAGCTATCTTGGCAAGATCGTCTTCTACCTTGGCAACGGTTTCTTCAGGCCAAAAAGTATCTAATGCAGGTGTGGGCGCTTCCAAGTTGTTGATTTTTTCGTTCATCTGATCAATCATTCTAACAACATCATCGAGAACAAAATCTATGTATTCGTTATCCTCCCATTCATTTTTAACAGCAACAATTTCCCCTTTGTACTCCTTAATTTTTTCTTCTGCTTGAGCGATAAAGTCTTCCATCGAATCGCTCCATCCAGGAATCATACCGATCACAGAGGCAATGGCTATTTGGATATCTTTCCATGCAATTTTTAGACGAATAAGATCAGCCTTGATAATGGCGATAGCACCATTAAAAGTATTGACAAAAAGTGCAAAAGTATCATGCACAAGAGCAAGCGGCCCTGCCACCAATCCAAAAGCAATGTTTATCAACTTCAAACCATTTTGGATGTCTTCCATTTCGTTGACCATATCACCCGCAACGATACCAAAGAAACTACCCCAATCCATAAGGAGCTTAAGGTTTTCAGACAAGGCCAGCGCGATCATGCCCATAAAGTCATAAACATTAGTCAACCGATTATCAAACTGCTCGTCGAATATTTCCTTGACTAAGTTCATGGCGTACTGAATCGGCCCTACGAATGCTTCATTCAACGTGCCTGTGCGTTCCTCAAGCTTGGTAAGGTAGTTAATTACGCCACGCAACCCTTCATCCTCGGTTGTGCCAATCATGTGCAAAATACTGGCTATGGTGTCGCCACCTATGGTCTTTGCAAATAGGTCTAAGTTGCCAATGACGTTTTTCTGTACAACAGTCCACGTTTCAAGCTTTTTCTCCATGGCATCATATGCTGCATTGGTGCCGGTTATAGATGAACGATAATTATTCCAAGAATCAGCACCCATGTTAATAATGTTCGCCATTGCAACAGAACGAGTACCGAATAGGACTGCAGCATCAGAACCCTTAAGCATTTGGCCGTTAAACGCCTCGACAACACCGGTTAAACCAACCACCTCAGGGTTGACCTCTTTGAATGTCAATCCATATTGTCTAAGGACTTCTGCCTTTGCTTTGGTCTCCTTACCAAGTTGAATAAGCGCCATACGCAGAGTTGTACCGGTCTGACTTGCCTCCAAACCACGATCACGGAGAACTGCCAATGCAGCAACCGTTTCTTCAACGGATACACCCATCAATGAAGCAATTGGAGCAGCATAACGCAAGGCAATACCAAGATCCTCAACATTGGCAGCAGAGGAGAATGAGGCAGCAGCAAGCAAGTTAATAATTCTTGTTGCTTCGGATGATTCAAGGTTGAATGAGTTAAGAATCGCCAATGTTCCCATTACACCAGTTTGTAAATTTGTACCAGTGGCAATGGCGAGTGTATTTGCTGCCTCAGACATATTACGCAATTCTTCGGCACTACCATAACCCAATTGCGCAATCAACTGCATAGATTCGCCAGCTTGTTTTCCGGTAACAGGAAACTTTTGCGTGAGGTCGTCAAGAATATCACTAATCTCTTGGCCTGTCGTACCAAAAGACTGTGCAACAGCTTCAACGTTATATATCGCATCGTGAAAGTCCGTTGCAGATTTCCAAATATTTTGACCAAGATCAGCAGCAAATTTACCCGCAACTATAGAAGCGGCGACCATTGCAGCAGCAATGGCCTCAACCCAACCTATTATTTTTAAAGCTTGACCACCAAACCCCAACATCCCTGCGGAATACTGGTCGACAGCAGATATTACAACTTTAACTTCCTTCTGAATTGGCATCTACATTCTCCAATGAAGACATTAACAAAGCTTGTGCTGCCACCCTGTTAACAACTTCCGGTAGAGCTGCCGATATCAAAAAAGCCTCGCGCATTGTAAATTTGGGCTTGACAACACATCGATGAAACAAAGAAACTTCCAAATAAGTCTTCTGATTGGTCGGCTCTCTAAGTTCTTTGTTTAATTCATCTATACTGGTGAACTTTTTGAAATTACCAGATTGCATAGCCTCAAAAATTTGAATACCCATAATAGAGGCACGTTCAGCAATAGTATTAGCCCGTAATTGATCATCGAGACTCGCAGCTTTGATTTTTAAAACAGGGGTAACATCATCCGAAAAACCCATTTTACCGGTCAACTCCGGAAACTCCACATCCTCTTCTTTTTTAAAACCCTTGGCATAAGCCATAAGACGTTTATTACTTAGCGGTACTTTTCGCATACTTTGCCCTCTTTTTGCTCTCTGCCTCGTCACATAAGCGGATAACTTCAGTCATTGGTAACGCTTGATACTCTACTTCGTTTACCTTGGCCCTTTGAATAATGTTGTAGACAATCCAGTATTCCATTTCTTCAATGGTCAAAATTTTACCAAACATCGGCGTAATTTCATATACGAATCTATCCTTATCATCACATAATTGAAACAAAAGCCACAACATTTCATCATGTGCCATTTTCAAGAATTTTTTTTTAAATCAGCGCCACCTTTGGTCAGTAAAATTATTTCCGATGCAATGCGTTCAATAACCAATGGGAAGCGCTTTGCCATAAACACCCAATGATTCCGCTGCATGATTGGTTCAATAGTGCCTTTTATACAAAGGTCAATATAATACTGTGCCTGTGGTGACAACCCTTTGTATGCCGCTAAGATCTCCTCTTCAACTTCTCCACGTTTTTCTGCGGCAGTAATTACGCCCTCTATCAAATTACGCATTTGATCTTCCTGCATCATTTGACAGCCCAAGTATTCATCCAAGTCTAATTGACGAATCTTGACGACAGCCATTTCACCGTCGTCAAGACCCATCAACGCATTCAATTCAGGAACCTCAATTTCTTTCTCTGCCCTCTCGACAAGATTGTCCCGAAGAACTTTCTTGTCGAGAATTTTCTTACCTTCGCCCATTATCTAATAGTCCTCCTTACGCAGATTTCGGATAGAGTTTACCCGATCCTTCAAGGGTAACGCTCGCCATCATGTTATTTTCAACCGGTGTTTCACGAGACACCTTGACAATACACATGCCCGACCAATGAGGCGTCAGGTCAGCATCGGGGAAGTGTTTTACCCAACGCTTGCTGTTTTTAACCAAGTTGAGGATATCCTCAACAGTGGAAAAGTACGCATCAAAGGAACCAGACCACGAAGGTGTGCCAAGTGCGGTTTCCTCGGAAGCATCCTTGTATGCCTTGGATTTGTAAGTGGACACATCCTCGTCAAAGGAGAAGTCTTTTGCGTCCGGCACTTCCTCAAATTCCGGCTCGTAGTAAGACGCATAGACATTGCGAACAGCGGTGCCGGGACCGGCAGCAGTTGCAGCATGAATCTCCGGAAGTACATTTGCCAGTTCGATACAACCATAATCCTGATCCTCATCATGGAAAATGACTTTGGCGGAAGGAATGGCCGCATACTCTTTGGTGTAGGAGTCGATTTCACCAACGGTAAGCACTTTTTCACCGGAGGCAGAACCTTCGTAGTACGTGGCGGTAATATAGCCAATAAGCACTTCATCCACCGGCAAGAACGGAGGCCCACCAGCAGAACCACGGGTCGTACTTGTGGCACCTTCGGTATTGGGCGTCGCACTTACCGTACCGGACGCATTCACGGTCAATGCGGTTACAAGTACTTCACCCACACTGGTCGGCCGTGTAATGTTGGAAATGGTTCCTGCTTCAACTTCAACCAGTTGACCCTTGATATACAGGGAACCAGCGGAATAGTCCACTTCATTGAAACCGGACCCCGGAGTTAAGGCGAAACCGGAAATAACACCATCCAGTCTCACCTCGGCTTGGATACCGGCAAGGTCAGAGATGTATTCAGCCTGAGTAAGAAACTTCTTGTTTACCTCAGACGCAGGAGAGCTTACCGAAGACAATGCTGCCATCGGATAAGACACGCTCCCGAGTTCGATTTGGACACTTGCATTTGCACCAGTTTTTCTACCCATATTTATTGTCCTCCTATAAGAGTTTCTTCGGTCACTAATAGTGGAAGCATGCGATACCTAACTGGAAAGGCTGAGTTTTCCACTGTAACCGATTCGATTTGCGTTCTGATAATGTTAGTGCCACTGTACTCCGTTGGTGTATCAAAACCAAGCACCGTCGAAGCATCATCAGTGGCACCAGCACTTACCTCTACTGTCGCCTTTGGGCCAATGTTTTCTGAGTTAATGGTAAACTGGTTGTTCACCGAGTTAAAGGTGCAGGTCGCTTCGTAATAGCCGTCACCGGCATACCTCCCCAATGCTCTCAAAGCATTTTGGATGTTAACTGCCACGTCCGCACCGGCCAATGTGGATGAACCACAGTCAATGGCATCATATCCCGTTGGTGTATTGCCATCAATACTCACGGTTAGATACCGGTTTGAACTGGTCAGATCGAATGAAGCAGCGGCGTTCTCCCCCGATAGTGACCGTCCAAAGTTATTATAGGAAAAACTCATGTCCTTCCTAATAGCTGCCTTTACATCGTCAACAAAATCTAACAAGCCTTTATTGCTTGTATTACCGAGAATGGCAGATTCTACTTTACTGGAAGTTAAAAGCAATCGGCAGTATAACTGAATTTCATATTGGATTTCGAGAACCTGTTGCACATCCTGCCGTTTTGTGACTTCTGTTTCCTGTCCGGGTTCAAAGATAATCATATATTTTTTCGCAGGTAATACTTCCTTGAAACCCCTAACAAAATCACTGGCCTTAACATAACTGATAAGGGTTGTATCTGCGAGCAACTGATCATAAACGGCATTATAAACTGTTTTGAATGACATTTGTTATTCTCCGGTATAACCAAGTGTGTCTCGAAGTTGCGTTTCGACCTCTTCCCCAAAATAATGCTCAATCCATTGTGCATCAGTTCTGCTTCCAATTCTTGGATACGTGGCAACGCCAAGGTGCGGTCTTTCAATACTCTGAACATTAAAAACCAAATCTTGACCCGGACCAGGACCCACACCAGCTTTACGCACCAATCGTATTTCTGATGAACCTCCATTTTGGGTTAATGCTGCACGTTGTCGAGCCGCTTGTTCATACTGCACAACACCACTGGTAACATTGTTGGTTTTCATCAAGGAATGCATCATGCGTTTACGATTCACCTGTGAAAACTCATATGTTCCGGCAAGCGGACCACCTTGGATGTTCTTGGAAATTGGCCCAACATTCGGTGAACCCCCACCTTTCATCTCCGAATACCATGCTGCATTCGGCCGCCAGGGAGTGCCATCTGGTGCTTGGCGCTTAACATAACCCATAAGGGTACTTTGCAAGATAATCTGCAAAGAATCCTCCATAGCTGCCCTTAATGTCTCTCGGCGTAATTCTGCGTTTTCCCGTGAAGCCACCCTTCGGAGTACAGAACCACCAGCGGCTAATTGTGCAAATAATTGGATTGCCATTATGCCCTCACAAGTTTTCCACTACTGATGTTTTGGCGACTTTCCTCAGAGGCAAAGATTTTCACCGTAAAGACATCGTACTTTTCAAAAGGCGTATTCCCTTCGTTGATCTTACAGCTAAACGGTGTTCTTCCGGGTGCAGGGTAAGCTTGTAGCTGCAGTCCATAATCATTGCCTATACCAGTTGCCCATTCCCTCTCAGGATATTCAGTGTCTACGGTCAAGGCAGGGAATGCGCCGGACACACTGCCATACACGCTAAATTCAGTGGAGCTTGTTGCAGTAAATGTCCAAACTTCTGTTTTGGCATACTCTGAGAAAACATCAATGATTTTGAGTGTGCCATCACCCACGTTAGAACGGTCAGCAACCGGCCTTTCGGCACTTGCTTCAAATACCAACGTGGCTAAAACCTCATCGGCACGTTCCATGTACTTTTCAGCCCATTCACTTTGGTTGACAACCTCCAAAGTATATGCACCAGTTACAAGATCGGAGATAACATAATCAATCTCCACTTGTTTTAAAGACGGTACGTGAAATGCCGGAATAGCGGTCTTGCCACGCAACTTGGCATTGATGCGATTGTATGCCCTTTCACGAGCAACACGGATCACGTTTTGCTGCTCGTTTGCAGAGAGTTCCTCATCTAATAAGGTGGTGATCGCTCGGCCAGTGTCAAACTTGATTTCACTGTTGGAAGCATAGGTACTCATCTTATCTCCTTACGCAAAAATGGGTTTTTGAACTTCAAACCGTGTGATTTCTCCGTGCCATGTACCACCTGTCACTGCCACTTTGGCCTGTACTATCCATTCCCCCTCTTGATCTAAATCACCATCCACGGTGGTATATTCAAGATATTGACCGTTAACCGTAGCATCCCAATTGCCAGAATCACCATCAGGTTTTATGTATTTGATCTGCTTGATCGTAGCTCCAGTAACATCTGATCCCACATCCACTCGGATTAAGGTGCCAATATCGTTGAGAAAAACATAAGGTATCATGCTAAATTTCCTCCAAATAAATGCGAGATTCTACTGCGATTGTATTATCATAGTAGCTTTCGAGTGCTACATTATATATGGGTTGTGACACTAAATCAATAGTTTCCACAGGGTCAGAAACTAAATCAATGCCGGTAGTTATGAAGCTCTCCAATGCCAGTAATTCTACTGCCATAATCGGCTCTCAATGGTTAAGGTTTGTTTGATATGAGAGTACAATCTAAGTATCTCTCTGATGATAATAGCGGTAAACGAATTTACACCATAACCGCGAGTAATCATTGTGCCGCCAATAAAACCTCGTGTGATAATGTGGCCGCTCATATGCGTGTTCTTTCAACTGGATTCTGATTGGCATCGTATGTTAGGTCAAACCTTGCCAACTCGGTTATATTATCATCTGTATAGAATATCATTTGACCACCCGAGATAATCCAACGGCCTCCTTCTATACCCTTGATAAAAGACAGATCAGACATAACAGACAAACCATTTGGATCAGCCCAAACGCCTTCGCCAATTTTACTTACGTTCAAGGAGCCATCAATGACAGTGCAACCAGCGCCACTGTCATCGCGCAACCGCATATTGCCAGCAGCAGCAACCAAACCAGAGACACACGTATCAGCAATATGAAAATGGCCGTTTAAATCACAAGCAATTTGCTGAATGCCTGTAAGATCAGCAATCTCCCATGCGCCTCTGCATTTTATCAAGTTCAAATTGCTTGTGCCAACACTGATGGTTTTATACGTGTCGTCTACCATGTAAGTATCGCACTCAGTAAAATAATTGGCATTGGTTCCAGTCAAGTCTATATCACCGGTTAACAGGCAGTTCTTTGCGCCTCCGTCAAAGCTTGTCAATCTTCCAAGTACACAAGTTGTAAAGCGCACAGAACCGGACAGAGTGCCACTGACAGTGAGATCAGTAAAATAACAAGCGCCCGTATTGAACATTGAATTTATCGTAACGCTGTTGCCTAAACTTCTATCAGCACTGAAAGTGATCCCTGTAACGTCTTCCCCGTTAATTATCGCCGCACCATGAATATGGATAGTCTTAAAGTTATGCTCGTTACAAATAGTCAAAGCATCGGCTAAGTTATCAACGGGGTTTTCCTCAGAACCAGTTGGAAACGTTGTGCCGCTTGTTCCATTCACAGTGTCAATGGTTACTGTATCATTGTAAACCTGATGATACATTTCATGGCCGGTAGTATTTGGAACCAAATGATTACCAATATTTTCATCCCATACTGACGCCGATATTTGTTGGGTATTAAGAATACCATCCGTGTTAACAGTCGCTCCATCGGAGTAGTCAAAGAGAACTCCTATGCCTGATACAATTATTGTTCCGGCTGTAATTGTACTATCAAGGATACACATACCAGCATCCATCCCAAGTCCAATTTCATTATCAGCACCGGAGAGGTTTTTGATAGTCACAATGCCTGAGTAGTTCGGCATTGCAAGATCGTTTCCACTGCCACCCATATTTATTGTAGGAGGATTATCTTGATCTACTGTATAACAATCAGCAATAACAACCTTACCTGATCCACTTAAAGATAACGATCCAAACAAACCACAATTAGTAATATCACCATCTATATATAATAAATTACCTACTTCACAATTAGTCAGTTTAGTTCTACCATCTAAAATACCTGTTACACCACAATCTCTTACTCTAAGATTACTACAATTAGCACCGGCACTTAAAACAATACTTGTGGTATCTCTACTTTCACCTAATATTTCAAAATCATCTATATTCGCACCTGTTGTAAAAGTAAAATCACTTAACATTCTAAGTTTTTTAAATCCTCTATATTCCGCAATCAATAAAGCATCTTCAATATTATTTACAGGTTGTCTTTCTGTACCAATAGGAAATGTAGTACCAGCATATACACTATCTACATCAAGAGAAACAGCACCATTAAAAGATGAGTATTCAATATCAGGAGATGAAATCAAACCAGCACTATTTGCTGAACGAACAGAAACTTGATTAACATTTACCTTATCACCAACATTACTATTAGCCCCTATGAGGTTTACAGCATACTGACCATCTTCAAAGGTGATACTATACGGGTCAAGTATTTCAATCACCCTTGCGAATGTGATACCAGCTAGCGACACCTCAGTATTATGAGTGTGGGTCTTTGGTTGTACTATACCCTCCTCACTGTCCTCCCAACTCTTCAAGTCCAAACGAAATGTATTTAAATTCAATTCTCTAATCTCAACGGGAGACAACTGTATTAAAGTTAAATCTGCTTTAGGGATTGAAATTATATATGTTATTGGATTGATGCTAAGTGCCACTGGTTCCTCCTCTAAATACTATTGCTTGCATAATTGACACTTGTTTCTGTAGCAATTGTAATTTCTCGTCGTATTGAGTCATCCTTGCTTCTAATGAATCAAATTTATCAGACAACCCTCTAAACATTTTTCTTGTCTCGTTTGTAAAATCAATACTCGCTTTAACATTACTAGTTGTAACCTCTTCAAACGCTTTACGAAGTTCTTTTTCCATTATTCATCCCCCACCATAAATACTGTAAGATTTAAACCGGAAGATGTTACGGTTGCAACAATATCCGATTGTTGGTATTTTGTGGTTCCTGAAGCACTTCTTACTCTACCTACTACTGGTTGATTTGATGTGTAGTCAATCTCACCTGTGATGATACCTGAAGCATTTGTTACTCCTGATATAATATCTTCGCCGGCGGTCAATGGACCACCTGTATCTGCTTCAAGTAATACTCTTGCTCCATCTATAACTGAATTATCAGAAATATCCTTTACTGTAATAGTAATACCAGCAGTTTCAATGACTTCAATCGTTCCACCAAGTGGTGTATGTGATTTTGTAACATCAAAGTTAGATGTTCCACTATTACGGATTGTTAATGTATCTCCACCAATATATCTTAAATGAAATTTACATTCATCAGGCCATACTTGATCTGTTAGAGTTAATTCAAAATCTCCACCAGTACATTGTGGAATATGATATGTTAATGGATAATCAGCGTGAGTTTGTGAATCATATGCTTCCATATCAGTTTGCATAGCTGATTCTGTTCCACTTGAAATTGAATGTTCCTCTAAAGCACCATCTCTAAATAAAGAATCACGAATATCAGTAGTAGCTGAAAGTGGTGCTCCACCTCCAACACCAGACCAAGTTCCCCAATGAGCAAGATACATAGGATTACAAGCATCATATGCAATATCAACTCCACCTGTATCAAGGTTACCATCGGGATCACCAAATGACCAACCACCTGAATGTGTTGACATGCTGGTATCAGCTCCAAGTGTACCACCATGTTCTGTAGTTTGTTTAACACCATCAATATATAAATCAAAATGATCGCCAAACTCTGCATCAATCATTACATGATAAGGTCTACCAGTAATTAATGAGAAATCAGAATATGCTTGATGTTTAAAATCAGGACTTCCATTTGAGTCAGCAACATTTATTGCCAATTTACCATTAGGCATCATTAGCATATATATGTTATTAACACCACCACCTTCTTCATAAATAACAGCGGGTGTGTTTTGGTATGCTTCTATTCTTACCCACCCACCAATGTTCCTATATGTATGTGTGTTGGTCATGTTTGTATAATCACTATTAGCAGGTTCTGATCCACCACTTGAATCTTCAATATAAAATGAATGTGTGGTTGATCTACAAATTGGAGTAGCAGAGAAAGAATAACTACCTCTTTGAACAGCGTCAAAACTATTACTTTCCCCTCTTGCTCCAGTATCAGCATATGTATTATTCATAGTCCAATACAAATCTGCATCAGTAGCAGTAACAGGATTATAAGGAGCAAACCCCATTATCAAAGGAACTTTTCTGGATACATCTCCACTATTATTTGTAACAACTAAATAATTAACTCCATCAACAAGAGTACTTTGCACAACATCAATTTGTATAGATGTATCACTCCACGAATCTACAGATTGTGATACTTTCGTAGTTCCACTTGTATCACTCCATAATTCTACCTTACCTGTTCCTTGAGATGATTCAAAACCGTCACCAGAAACAGTTTGATTTGTACCTTTCCACGCCCAGTTAGTATTATCACTTGGTGCTGTTAAATGGATAGGTTGTAATTCATTTAAAGCTATTGTATAACATTGATATTCAGGAGTGGTGTTACTTGCTCCGTGTGTCCAATCAGGAGGACTATAATTACCTATTGTATCTACCTCTATATCTGCTGAAAAACAATCTCTATGATCTGCTGTATGTCCTGCTGATCCACCATATACATAATCTCTTATCGTGAACCCTGTGGGCGCACCTACTGAAGAAATATCATCGTGTGTAGCAGCATGAAAACAAACAACTCTTGTATTTTCAAATTCAATATTAACATCTGGATTGGGTGGATTACAATCATTCTGCGCCCAATGCCATGCAAAATCTGCTATAGGATTGATTGTATCAACATTATCATAAACAAGCATAATTCCAGACATAGGTTCATTTGTACCACCACTATTCCATGTAAATGTTGGATTAGATTCTGAACCTGAATGAAACTTATAATATACTGCTGTTTCTTGATCTCTACCACCAGTAGTTCTATGATAATCTAATCTAGTCCATCCATTACCACCACCACCATCATCATCCCATATCTGTTGTGCGGTATTCTCTGATTGTTTAACCATAACCAACATGAAATCACCAGAAGACGCACCTCCCGGTATAGTAAAAGTAAGAGATTGTGCGCCAGCACTATCTTGAGTAGTGCCTGCTTGATATGCAGGTGCTGCCATTATTTATTCCTCTCTGCTTCCAAACTTTCTGGATTCTTGTAAGTAGGGTTTTTAAGAAAATAATCATCCCATTGATAAGGATATACTGATTTTAATTTGCTTTCGGTATAGTTTATAACACTCAAACGAACCTTCTCTTTTTCAGGTTCATCAAATGTTACTTGTTGTAAACTTTCAAGAATAATTACTGCTTCTTTAAATGTTACTCCATAATGGTTTCCAAATGGTATACTCATTATTCATCCTCCACTAACAAGACTGTAATATCTAGTCCATCTTCTGTTATAGTTGTAGATATTGATCCTTCTTTGTAATATGTACTTGATGATCCTTTTCTTACTTTACCTATTACTGGTTGGTCAGAACTATAATCAAATGTTGTTGTAATTTCTCCATTAACATCTGTTGTTCCTGACATAATATCATCACCGGCGGTTAAATCCCCACCAGTGTCTGCCTCCAGTAGTACACGAGCACCAGATATATTAGAGAAGTCAGTAGCCGACTTCACTGTTATTGTTAAATCGACTTCTGTAAACAATTCAATGTCTCCACCAAAAGGGGCTGATGTGATAGAGCAGTTTGAACCATTAGTATTTCTTAATGTAAGAGTGTCTGCTGTTCCATTATATCTTATATGGCAAGATGCTAAATCGTCAAAAGTAATATCGTCAACATCTAGTGTGAAATCTCCGCCGCCAGAAACAGCTTCAATCTCAATACATAGCGGTGCATTATCTCTTGTTGTTGAACTATAAGCATCTAAGGCTGTCTGCATAGCACTTTCCGTACCGGTGCTAATTGTTATATCAGCCAACGACCCTCGCTCGAACAATGTTTCTCTTACTTCTGTATCAGTTAGAACGGCATCTACTTCGTCACCCCAAGCTGCCCAATGTTGATAGTAGGCATTGATAACCTGTTCAGCAGTTCTGTTATCTCCCGGTGATTGCATAAGTAAAGCAACACCATTAATACCTACCGTTCCTGCTGGATCACCAAACTCCGCTGGATTTCTTGCAGATAAACTTGCAGCATCGGGTTGTCTATCGGAAGGATCGGCTGATGTTTGTTCTACTCCATCTATATAAAATCTAACTTCGTTACCATAACCACTACCTTCAAATATACCACACAGGTGATATGCTCTGTTAAGTTCTAGTGCTATATCAGAGTATATCTGTATTTGAAATCCAGTGTCTCTTACTTCAAGCATAATAGAATTACCGGGAAAGATGATGAACTGAAATGTAGTAGTCGCAGCACCTTCCCCGTATATTCTACACGAAGGTAGTTCTTTGGCAGATACCATAAACCAGCCGCAGACGGCCTTTCTTGCCTGGGCAGAGTTTGATATAGTGCTTGTGTTTGTGAGAGCAACACGATCACCACGGCCATTCATTATTGCCGAATACGTTGCATCTTCAGCAATAGGTGATCCAGTATATGCCATACCTGTATCAGTTCTTGTCACCACACCGACCGCATCTACTGAATCACCATCAAAATCCCAATGATGATCTGCTCCCAAGTTTTGAATATCATCACTATATGCCATATTAACTTACTCCATTAAGCATCTGTTGTTCTAATTGCTGTAATGGTCTGAGCAGCAGTACCTTGTGACCAAGACGAAATGAACTGCTTAATTGGAGTAGAATCACCATCACGAACAATAACAACCAAGTTTCTTGAACCTGACTGTACTGATTGGAAGGTAGCAGTTGTTCCACTTGCCAATTCATCAATGTAAGCAATATAAACATCGTTACCAATAGCTGCTTCATCACCAGAAAAGTCCTCATTACCATCAGTTGTATCAATAGTAAATGTAGATGTTGCCCAACTTGAATAATGAAGTCTTCTTTCAAATCCATTATCATCTGTTACACGAATATAACCTGATGATGGTGTGTCAGCAGGAATTACTTCAGAAACAACTACTGATGTAATATTATCTGCTGTCAATGCTGTGGCTAATGACAGTTGATCCTTATCAATTGCTGGATCACCATTAGTATCTGTTGATGAACCATCCCAAGGAGCAACCAACACTCTATCTTCACCACTTACCAGACCAGCAACAGTATTTGTTACATAGTTAGGAGGTGTGATAACATTGTTTCCAAGGTCAGTAAGTTTATCTGAAGATGTCAAATTACCAACATCAACACCAACACCGTAAGCACCGATAAGAGCCGAACCAGTAGAAGCACCAACGAAAGGTGTTGCTATTGTAGCCGATCTATCAGTTACTGTAGTATCAACATCACAAGTAGCACTTGATGTTCCACCTGTAATTTCTTGACCATCTGTAGGAGCAACTCCTGTTAGAAGCTGAATCCACATTTTGGTAGGAGCAGATACACTATCAATAGCAAGCATCTGACCTGTACCACCTGTCCAACTTACTGCTTCATAAGCACTGAATGGCCCACTTAAAATATTATCAACATTAACTTCGTGAGTGATACCTCTAAATAGTTCTCCACTAATACCATATATTGTAGAAGCAGACCCATCTCTAGTTATATATTTACAATACTCATAGAAATCATTGATGGTTGGTGAAGCTGGTGTAGAACCATCATCATTATCCCATCTACTGTAGTAATATTCATTAACAGAGTTATTATCAACGTCCATTGCATTGTAACCACTTGTATCATTAACAAACTGATCCCAAGTTACCAATGTTCCAGCACTACTCTCATTATTCAAGTCATTAGAATCAGAAAGAGCCAATACGTTGTTACCTCTTGATGTACCATTGATACTAAATTCAGCATATGTATACCCAAATCTACGAGAAGTACCGATTAAACGTCTACCATCTACATCTGCTCCACCTGTTCTTGTTTTAATCATAAATCTATGTGATATACCAGCAGCATCACTATAGTTCAGTCCACCATCTCCTTTAACACCATCTCTGTGATTCCACCAATCATCCGTAAGAACTGCACCATTTTGGATGATTTGAATCTGTGCATCACTATTACCAAAGTTAACAATACCATCATAAATCTCATCACCATCATCATATATAATAGAACCATCATAAAGATGCTCTGCTTCTGTATCTCCAATCGTATATCCGTTGATTAGTGTGATAATGTTATCAGTTGATCTACGAGATGGGTCTGTATTAGTGATATCAAGTTCATCATCACCACTTGATACAGCATCATCTGCCAATCCCTGTAACCATCTATGGAACTCAATTACTGTTGCATATGAAGGTGAAGCCCCATCGTGATCATCACCAATATATGCAATTACACCTGTTGATCTGGTTACTGTCCAGTCTGTTGCGTCTATTGCCATGTGTCAGTTTCTCCTTTGTTTACGACGCCTCTCCGTGTTCCTCTTTCCACTGTTCCTGCATATCAGGTGGCATTGGATCGACGGAAATGCCGTCACTTGGTTTTAAATTTGGAGGCGGCAAAAAACTGAAATGCCTTGCTTTGAACCTTGCTCGTTCTTTTGCAAAAAGGGCATCCATTTCTTCCTCGGACAAACCTGCTTGTTCCATGTAACTGAAAGCACCTTGGATCAATGCCGTCGCCGCTTGCGAAATGATTGTTGCTGTAACAGGATCCATTCAACCCCTCCTTTATATTCCTAACGCCCGATTGACAAGTTCGATGGCAAGCTGCTCCGTCTCTGCTGGAGGTATGCCACCCGATTCAGCGTAACCCGCATACACATCTACTACCGGATACAACTCGGTAAGCAAGGCATGCTTGTCATCAAGCAATTTTTGCATTGCTTCTGTACGGGGTTCCTTTTTCCACATGAGCCTGTAATCATCGTATTGCTTGTTGTACATGCTCATAAGGAATGTTGCTTTCTCCTTGGTGTTCATATCTGTGAAAGACTTCGTTTCTTTTCCACCAAATGTGCCGGTGCAACCATGTGCCGCCAGCATAAAAGCACCAAGGATCAAAATCAAAATCGCCCAATTTGCTTTGCGTTTCAT